GCGGGACGAGCCGGGCAGCTCCAGCTGCGTCTGCGCGCTGACGTCGCACTGTCGGTGGTTGAGGCCGCGTACTTTCTGCGGCTTGCTGATCGAAGCGTTGACCGCGCGGTGTCGCTGGTGCGCGGTGAGCCGTTCGCGGGCCGGGTGAAGATCACGCCGCCGGTTGCTGCGATGTTGTTGGATCGGTACCGGTTGAACTCTCGTCCGTTGTCTCAGCAGCATGTGGACCGGATCAAGGGGTATATCGCCGAGCCTGATCCGGTTTCGTTGGCGCCGGACGGTTTGCTGTACTGGCCTGCTGACGCGGTCGGCGTGTGGGTGCCGCCGCGCGTGACTCTGTCTGGCCAGCACTTGTTGCATGCGGTTGTGCAGTCGGGTGTCGCGGTGTGGACGGATGTGACGCACGTCAAGGGTGACGGTCTGGTCGCTGCTGGAGGTTTCGGTGAGTGATCCGTTGCAGGGTCCGCTGATTGCCTACGATCCTCGTTGTACGGGGCCGATTCCGGAGAGGCTGACGCCGTTCAAAGCGTTCGTCCACAGTGGCGTGTTGCTGACGCCGGAGTTGGCGCGGGAGCTGGAGCGCCGGATGCCGGTGGAGCGCTTCGTGTCGTGGCCGCGTGTGCGTGAGTTGGCGGCTGCGATGGTCGATCCTGATCGGCCGTGGCAGTTCAACCCGGAGCATCACGTGGTGTTCGATCAGCGTGGCCGTGTCATGTGTGGCCGTCACTTGGTGTTGGCTGTGATCAATGCTGATCGTGCGATCACATTGGACGTGTGGCACAACGCGTCGGATGAGTTCGTGCAGATCGAGTCACGCGGGCGGCGTCGTCCACCGGCGGATGTTCTCGGCGTTCGCCGGTTGTCTCGTGAGGATGCGTTGCGGGTGCTCGACGCGTACCGGTCGCCGCATGATGCTGCGACGACTCACTTTCTGGCTGAACGTATCTGGGATGGCAAGTGGTCTGCTGACGGTGTCCCCATGCCTGGCAAGGAAGAGCAGGAGTGACGGCGCCGCTAGTCGTTGTCCTGTGAGGACTGTTCCGTGTCGAGCGTGAACGTGAGGGTGTAGGCGCCGCCGGGCGTGAAGTGTTCGGCGGCGCTTTCCTTGACGGTCATGGTGAGGGAGAGCGCGGGGGTTGCTGCTGCCCATTCTTTGTTGCGGCCGTCGGCGTAGTCGGGGCTGAACGTGATCACCTGGTAGTCGCCGGTGGTGGGGCTCTTGGTGGTGCACTTGATCTTTGCGGTGATCATGGGCGGGTCTCCTGGTCGTCGCGTACGCGGTCGAAGGGTCGGATGCCGCGCCGCCAGTCGTCGTAGGCGACGAGTCCGAATAGGACTGCGATCAGCAGCAGCATCGCGTGTGCCCCGTTTCAGCGTCCGTGTTTGGTGTGCCATGCGTCAATGAGGTCGGTCCACCTGTGTGGTCGTCCTGCTGTGACTGCGCGGGCCATGCATTCGTCGCGCGTGGCTTCGACGCGAACATGTTGTGCCCCAATGAGTTGGTCCGCTAGGGATGGCTCGGTGGTGATGATCCAGACGCGGGGGGCGTGGTGTTTGCGGGTGAGCCTCGCGAGGAACGCGTCTCGCATTTCGCAGACGAATGGCACGAAGTGTGCGGGTTGTGCGTGGTCGCCGGGTGCGCCTAGGGCTAGTGCTAGTGCGTCGAAGTCGAAGACGATGTCGAGCGGCTGTTTGCGTTGGGCGACGTAGGTTGTTTTGCCTGCGCAGGGTGAGCCGGTGACGACGATGACGCGGTTGTCTACGCGGTAGGTGCGTGGTTGTCCGGCGCGTCCGGCCAAGGTGCGCCCCATCTCCTGTGCGGTTTTGGCCCTGTGGCAGTCGACGCAGAGGCTTTGGTGGTTGACGGGGTCGTACATGGCGCCGCCGATGGCGCGGGGTATGACGTGGTCGACTTCGTCGGCGGGGGCGCCGCACCGGTTGCATGCGGGGTGTCGGGCGAGCTGTATGGCCCGTACGCGTCGCCATCGGCCGGTTGAGCCTTGTCCCCAGGTGGAGTTGCCCCCGTAGCGTGTGCGTTGCTCTGAGACGGGTTTACGGGCTTTGTGTGCGTCGCACCGGCCGCGTTCGGTGAGGCTGGTGCAGCCGGGTTCGACGCACCGGCTTTGTGGTGCTGTCGGCATGGCGCCCCCCGAGCGGCGGCGGTCTACGCGGTGAGTGCGGGTTGTGCCGGTGGTGGCCGTAGTGCGTGCTGCGGCACGAACCAGGCGACGCGGTGCCCGTGCGGGTTGCGCTGCCATTCGTTGCGCCGGGCGTCGTGGCCGCGTATGCAGCCGCGTACGGTGAGGCGCGGGGGTTCGCCGGTGACGAGTACGTACCACCGGTCGACGGGGTCGTTGTCGCGCACGATGAGGCGTCCGTCGTGGCGCCGGGTGGCGCGTACTTCGATGCCTCGGCCGACGTCGGCTACATCGTGGAATGTGTTGACGCTGGGCACCCAGTAGTAGCCCAAGGCTTTGCACAGCGCGATTTCTCCGCATGCGCCGAGGGCTTCTTGTTCGAGCCGCTCGAGGTAGCCACGCTGGTAGGTGCTTGCGTGGTTGTGCTTGTTGTTGGCGGATGCGGTCATGCGCATCATGCCGACGTGTACGGCGGTGGCGAATTCGTGTGCGCTCAGGTCAACGTCCATGGGTGGGTGGGCGCTTTCGTTGCGGTGTCTAGGGTTCGGTGGCGCGCGGGTGGTCGTCGAGCGCTTCGAGTAGGTACCGCCAGGAGTCGGCGATGGCGACGAGTGCGTGTGCGGCTTCGCTGTCCGCGCGGACGGCGTCGCGGGTGAGTCGTTCTTGTGCTGCGGCTAGTGCTGCGGCGGCGCGTTGTGCGCAGTAGTGCGGTGTCACAGGATGTCGAGCAGCGCGCAGATGAGTGCGGTGAGCTGGTCGATGAGCTGGCCGATCATGCTGGTTCTCCTTGGGGGGTGATGCGTTCTCGGATGGCGTCGATGCGCGCGGCGACTTGTTCGGCGGGCGCGGGGGTGAGTGTGTGGAGTGCGACGGATGCGGTGATGATGACGTCGCAGAGTTCGGCGGCGAGTCGTGCGGTGGGGCTGATGCCGTTGCCGGTGATCCCGGTTTTGCGCGGGTTTTGTTGTGCGATGGCACCGAGTGCGGCTTGTGCTTCGCCGACTTCTTCGACGATTTTCCCGACTCTCCACTGGAGTGCGTCGCCGTAGAGGGCGGGGTGTGCGTCGAGCCATGCGACGAGGTGGCCGACGTCGCGCCAGTACGGCTCGAAGTAGAGGTCCATTGTGGTCAGTTCACCGGCCCGAGGTTCTTCGCGACCCAGTGGAACGGGAAGGACGCTGACGCGTAGAGCGTTCCGCCTCCGGCGGTTTTGTTGGCCAGGATGAACTTCACGCTGCCGCTGTCGAGGTGTCCGGCTTCGACGATGAATCCTCGGCTGGTGGTGACGCCTTTGAAGGGTGGCGGGTACCAGGCGGGGTCACCTTCGACGGCGGGGGTGCTGGTGCCGCTGGCTAGGTAGCGAACAACGCTGGTGCCGACGAGTACGGCGCCGTCCAAAAAGGCTTGTGTGTTGTCGCTTTTCATTGCGTGGATGCCGAGTTCTACCCAGTCGCCGATGGCGGCGGGTAGGTCGAGGGTGAATCCTGCGGGGAGTCCGTTGGCTTCGCCGGGGCGGCTCCACGCGCCGCTGGTGTCGGGTAGGGCTACGTCGCCGGTGGTGATGTACGCGGACCGCACGGTGGGTTTCGTTGCTAGTGCTGCGAGTGCGGCGCTGAGCCCTGTGGTGTCGCCGATGATGTGCGTGTGCGCGGTGGCGGCTTTGCCTGCGAGGGCAGCGTCTAGCCCGGTGACATCAGCCGTGGCATGGGTGTGTGCCGTGGCGGCTTTACCTGCGAGTGCTGCGGTCAGCCCGGTGACGTCGGCTTGTGCGTGGACGTGGGCAGCGTCTGCCTTGTCGTCCAACGCATCGGCTAGCCCGGTGACGTCGCTTTGTGCGTGGCTGTGCGCAGTGTTGGCTTTGCCGTCGAGCGCGCCGGTGAGGCCGGTGACATCCGCTTGTGCGTGTGTGTGGACGGTGGCGGCTTTGCCTGCAAGGTCGGCGGTGAGGCCGGTGACTTGACCTTGGGTATGCGTGTGGCCGGTGTCCGATTTGGACGCTAGCCCGGTGGTGACGGCGGCGGTGGTGGCGTAGGGGCTGAGCGCGGTGGTGAGTCGTGCCGCGTTGTAGTACTGGCCGTGGTCGTCGTCGGCTAGTCCGGTGAGTGCGCCGTGGTCGGTGACGCCGCCGCCGGGGGCGGCTTCGAGTTCGTCGAGGCGGGCGTCGAGGGCGACGATGTCTGCCGTGGTGGCGTAGGACGCGGTGGGCACGATCGTTGTGGCGTGGGGGATGTCGGCTAGTTCGAGGGTGCCGACGGTCGCCACGGGGATCGCGATGCGGTAGCGCCGGATGGGGTGCCCGGTGAGGCGTTCGACGACTTCGTAGGTCCAGCCGGTGGGGCTGATGGCGGGGTCGTCGGTGGCGGGCAGTAGCGCGGTGAATTGTCCATTTGCGACGGTGGCGGTGTACACGGTCGGCAACACGATGGTGTCGTCGGCGGTGACGCGGAGTACGGCGGGGGCTACGAAGTCGACGCGGCCGGTGGGGGCGTCGCCGTTGGGTAGTGCGCTGTACCGGCCGTGCAGGGTTTTGATCGCGAGGGACGCCGGTAGGGGCATCGGTCAACCCCCTTGCGCGGTCAGGGTTTCAGGGGCGGCTGAACGCGAAGATCTTGGTGGCGGCGGTGGCGGCGGTGTACGTGAACGTGACGGTTTCGCCGAAGTCGTTGGGGTCGCCGAGGGGGTAGAGGATGTCTCCGGTGGTGGCGGGGATGGTGAGCGAGATCGGGGTGACGCTCTGTCCGGCTACCTTGCGGGTGATGGCGACGGAGACGGTGCACGTGGACGCGTCGGTTTTGGTGAAGCGCACGAACGTCTTGCCTGCACTGGAGTTGACGACGGTGTTGCCGTTGGTGCCGTCGACGGCTACGCCGGTGCTGTTGTTGGTCGCTACGCCGTGCGGCACAGAGGTGACGGCGACTGCGGTCGCGGGCATGGTGCCTCTTTCGGTTGCGGCTGTGCGCTAGTCGGGTCGCGCGGGGGTGCCGATGTCGCCGCCGGGTAGGGGTGGCTGGTCGGCGTCGCGTCGGTTGAGTTCGTCGGCCACGTAGCGGCCTAGTGCTTCGGTGAACATCACGCCGACGTGGATGTCGGCGCCGCTGGTGGCGTAGTAGATGTTCCGGGCGTTCTTGTGGCCGGTGCGCCATGCCATCGGCTGTCTGTCCACTTCGGTCGCGCGGGTAGTGTCTGCGGCGTCCCCGGTGTCGCCTGTGTGGCGGTGCACCCGGTGCGCCGGGGACTCCCTAGCTTGCGTCGCCGTCGTCGGCGTCGGCGTCGTCCGCGTCGGCGTCGGCGTCGTCGGCCTGGCCGCTGACGGGCGGGGTCACGGTGTCCGGCGTGACCGGCGGGGCGGTGTCCGGCACGTCCGGGGACACGGTCCCGGTGTCGTTCGGGTCAGCGTCGGCCGGTCCGGGGTATGGCACGTCAGTCACGGTGGTCCCTCCATTGTGTCCGGACAAGACGAAACCCCCGACACGGTTAGGCGGCGGCCTAATGTCGGGGGTTTCGGGCGCCAGTGGTCGCAAGGGCGTGAGCACGTGGCGGATTGCGGGCAGAGTTCTGCCCGCGCGGCAAGGGTGCTACAGGTTGCGGTCAGGTGGCAAGTGGGACGTACGAATGTCCACGCGGCGGGGTGACCGCTAGGACGGCGCGGGCCGCGTCGTGGTCGTAGAGCGCGCGCCCGTCGGGGTGGTAGCTGACGACTTCGCAGCGCGCCCGGATGGTGCTGACGGGCCGCTGTGTCATGTAGGCGAGTGTGCGCCGGTCGACGAGTGTGCGTTCGGTGCTGGTGTCCACAATGGGTGGTCGTGCTCGCATCGGGTGTTCACCCCCATGTGATGGTGATCTGTGCGTTGGCGATCAGTTCGGCCATGGCGTGTAGTTCGTCGGCGTGGTCGCCGTGAGGGATGTCGAACGCGTATAGGTAGCCACGGATCTTGTCGACGGGGATGTCGTCTCTGGCGCAGCGGATGAGGTGCGCGGCGAGGACTTTCCGCCCGGTGTCGGTGGTCATCGGCTCCCTTCCAGGCGGTGGCGGTGGACGGCCACAAGATCATTCCAGTCGTAGGCGTAGCCGCAGGTGTTGCACCGGCCGCCGTCGATGCGACCGGTGCGGGGGTGTTGCGGGTCGTCGATCAGCGCCGGGTACACGTCGCCGTCGCATCCGTCGCGTAGGCACTGTCCGACCGGCGGCGGGGGTCCGTCACCGGCGAGCCGCCGGGTTTGCGCGTGTAGTTCAGCGATGTTGTCGGCAAGGTCTGCGACCCAGGGGTGTTCCGCGCACCACGCGATGTGCGCGCGCAACCATCCGAACTCGCGGCCGAGGTCGACGCCCCGCGTGGTGTCGAGGATGCCGAGTTCGTCGCGTAGCGCGAGGTTGATCCCGTGGATGGTGCCGACGATGGACATGACGTCGTCTTGATCGTCTGGTCCGTCTCCTGTGGACCGTGTGCGGTAGTCGTCGGCGGCGAGCTTGGTGTCGTTGGCAGGGCTTCGTGATCCGTAGCCGGGTGCCCGGCGGGTGCCGTCGTTGCCGCGTCCGGGTTGCTTGGTGGTGCGGATGATCGACGTGTAGATCTCGATTTCCCGTAGGTGCCGCAGGATGCGGACAACGCATGTGTCGCACGCGTATGCGGGTAGGTGGTGAACGTCGCGGACGCACCCGTTGATGTGGCATCGGTTCACGGCGGCTAGTCCTTGTGCTGGTCGTCGCTGCTGTCGAGTGCGGCGCCGATGACGGCGACGGCGAGGAACACGGCGGCACCGACGGCGATCCATTCCCAGTGTCCGGATAGGACCCATGCGAGGGCGCCGCCGAGGAGGCCGAGGAATCCGAACGCGGCGAGCACGGGGAGCTTTTCCCGGCGGCGGTGGTGGTTGTTCACGGGTTGTCCTTTCGGGGGTGGGTTAGCGCTGTCGGGTGTATCGGTGGCGATGGCGGGTGGGGGTGGCGCGTGCGTCCGGTGTGTCGACCGGTTGGACGGGGGCGGGGTGCCGGTCGGCGGCGTCGAGTCCGATGATGTCGAGCAGTTCGCGGAGGTCGTCGGCGTCGTGTGCGTAGTGGGCGATGGTGCGTACGGCGCGGGCTTTCTGGTCGCTGCTGACACGTAGGTCTTTGGTGGTGGCAGGAATGACGTTGAACACGGGGCCCATGTCAGTCGCCCCCGCCGCTTCCGCAGCTGCTGCTGTCGTTGGTCTCGCCGGGGCTGTAGGTGTCGACGGTGTCCACGGTGGACGTGGTGCCGTCGCCGCGACGGAGTGCGCGGTTGGGCACGTCGCATGACAGCTTGTGTCGCCGGGTCTGGCGGCATTCGGGGCACGGCTGAACCATGGTCAATCCTTTCGGGGTGGTTGTCCGGCGCGGCGTCGCCGGGCGTGCTCTGGCATGGGTGGCCACGACCAGGCGCCGTGGCGGTAGACGAGTGCGGCGAGCGTGGCGGGGTCGAGGCACTGCCCGTGGTCGCCGTCGGGGGTGCGGTGCCGGTCGAACGCGGTCACGGAGCTGAACGTGTGGTGGCACGCGGCGCAGTGCGCCCGCCGGGTCCCGTGCCACCGGGCGGTGCATCCCCGGCAGGTTGCCGGGGTAGGTCGCTTCGGGATGCCCATTGCGCCCCTAGGGGCTGGCTTCTCAGCCACTTTCAGCGCTCCCTAGGGTGGTTGGTGCGGGTTGGGGGTCTGCGTCGCTCTGAGACGCGCCCACAGGGCTTGCGTATCCGGCGGCGATCAGCAGCGCGACGACGTGCCGCAGCTCGATGCGCACCGGTGCCGTGAGCGTCGCCGGGTCGACGTCGCGCGGCACCAGGTCGAGGCCGCCCATCAGCAGCACATCGGCCACGGTCAGCCACGCCCACCAGCGGCCGGGGTCGCTGGTGCCGTCGCGCCGTTGCACCAACACGCCGAAGTCAGCACCGGCCGCAACAGTCTGTTCGGCGGTCTGACGCATGAACTCGTCCAGCCGGAAATCCTTACAGTGCTTGACTTGCCACACGATCGGCGACGTGCCGCGAATGTCACCGTGGTCGGCTGATACGCGGTCGCTGCTGCGCCATCCGTTGTCCCACTTGCGTTCCGCGAGAGGCCACCACGTCCGCAGGTAGCGGGCGAGGTCCTTCTCGGCACGGGCCCCCTTGTTGCGGGCTGCTGCGCCGCCGCCGGTCATCGCTGGACCGCCAGGCGCCACAGGTAGGCGATGGTCCCGCCGGTGAGCAGCGCGAACAGGACGGCGTGCCCGGTCTGCCCGTGCATGGCGGCGGCGATCATGCCGCCGACGCACCAGCCGAGCGCGACGCATGTCACGCCACCGGCCAGGAACCGCGTCATCGCTGGTGTCTCCCGTCGTCGGTGGTTCATTCCCGCCTCCATTCCGGCATGTGGTTTCGCTTGCGGTAGGCCGTATCCCGTGGTGTCCAAGGCAGTTCGCGGCGTGAGTGGCCCAACAGGTTCGGAAAATCACGCTGGTCACGGGCGCCGCGCCAGGAGACGAGTTCGACGAGATCGGGCCGTTCTTGTTGGCGTGCTTCGGAATGCGCCCGCAATCCGACACCGAACTCTGGCCAGCGGAGGAACAGGCTGGACCCGACCGGCCGGAGTTTGCGTCCGCCGGTGAACTCGCCGCCGTGGCCGACGTGCGCCTCAACGACCAGCGCGAACCGGTGCTTGACGCGCAGCCGGTCCAGCACATCGACGAGTGCCCGCGCTGCCGGTTCGTCTCGCACGTCGGCTCGGGTGAGCTTGTACAGCGGCCCGCCAATGACGACGTCCGGGCCGGTGAGCGCAATGGCTTGTTCGAGCCGCGCGCATTCCGGCGGTGACGCGAGGTCGACGCCGTCCGGCCGGATGACGAACCGCACGGTGTCGTCCCAGTCGACGGGGTCAGCGTCGGCACGTGCCCGGAGTTCGTCCACTCGGGACCGCATCCGTGCCCAGCGGCGGCGGATCTGCCGCCGGGAGTTCTCCGCGTCCAGCACCAGCACCCGCAGCGGCTTCGCGTGCACCAGCCCGCCGGTGAACGGATGCAGACCGGCGCCCAACGTGATCCCGAACTGGGAGACGAGTTCGGTTTTCCCTGCCCCTTCGAAGCCGGTGACGATCAGCCGGTCGGTGCGTTCGAGCAAGCCGGGCACCAACCAGTCGTGGGCCTCTTCCTGTTGTGCCATCAGCTTTTCCAGGCTGATGGGCTTGTCCGCGTCGGTGAGTCCGTAGCCGCCGTCGATCTCGTCGATGTAGGCGCGTAGCTGGGCGGCGACGTCGCCCATGTCGGCGCCGTCTAGGCCGCGTTCTGCCAGTTGCGCCAAGCGGGTTGCTGCCCGGTGGACGTTGCGCAGGTAGGCCTGCCGCAAGACCTGCTCGGCGTACCAGTCGAACGCCGTCCACGGGGGCGAGCCGGTCGCGACGTCGATCACGAGCTGCCGCACCCGTGCCGCCTGGTGGTCGGTGCCGCACGCCGCCGACGCGTCTTCGGCCACGATCAGCGGGTCGATCGGGATGCGCCGCACGATGCGATCACGGACCACGGCGGCCACGACGTTGTGCGCCGGGTGCTGCCACGCGTCCGGCGGGATCACCACGAACCGCGCCAGGATCTCCTCCGGACAGAGCGGCGCAAGCACGATCGCGATCGTCTGACGTTCCGCCACGACGTCAGCAGGAATCGGGTTGCCCATCACGCCCAGTCCACGATGCGTCCGGTGTTCGGGTCGCGCCGGTCCGCGTCAGGGTCACCGTTGGCGCGCAACAGTTCCCGGTCAACCGTCGCGAAACCCTTCGATGCGGCAAGGCATGCGGCGCTGAGAACGCGCTGCGGATCGTTGCCACCGTCTAGGAGTTGCTTCACCGTCCGCGCGGCCTGACCGATCAGGTTCTTAGGCGGCTCGACGCCGTTGCTCCGGACGCGGTCAACCCACGCCGCCGTGATGGTCTGCGCGGTCAGCGTTGCGAGGTCGGCGTCTCGCGCGTCCGTGCGCGTAGCGCGCGTGACCGCCGGAGGCTTTCCCTTCCCTTCCTTTCCCTTTCCATTCCATTCCGGCAGTGAATTGTTCACTGAATCATTCAGTGAGTTGCTGACCTGCGTGTTTCCGCCAGGCGGAAAGTTGTTCACTGAACTGGTGTCTGCGTCGTTCAGTGAATCGGTACTGGAGCTGTTCACTGCGTCGGTCCACTGAGGATCGTCGGGCGGCGGGGCCGCTGAGGGTTCGAGCGGTAGGGCCGCCGCCCCCCGTTGCTTCAGCATCTGCCGGTACTCCTCAACCGGACGATCGCGTCGTGCCTTGTTGCAGCCGACGTGGGACACGCGGATGTTCGTCGGGTGGTCGCCGCCCCCGGCGCTGACTGGGATGACGTGATCGAGCGAGGCCGCATCACTCGGGTACGCCCTGGACTCGTAGCCCTTGTTCCGCACGATCCTGTTGCACAGGTGGCACTTTCGGTTGTCGCGCCGCATGTACACGCCGAGGATGGCGGGATTTTGCAGTGACGGCGCGGCGAGCCGCGACGGCTGCGGCCGGTTTACCTTCTGGTGCTTGTGAAAGTTGACGATCCATCCGAGACGGTCTTTGGCTTTGCCGCCCTGGTAGGGGTGCACCATCCCGTTGTCGGCGAGTTCGGTCATCATGTCGGCAACGGCGGCTTCGGTGATCTCCCAGTCGTAGCGGAACGCCACGGACTTGAGATAAGCGGCAGTCCACCTGAGGAGGCCCTCATCGTCAGCGACGTTCCACGTTGCGATGAACAGGAGTCGTGCGTGTAGGGACAGGATGCCGATTGTGTCGTCTTCCCAGAATTCGGGCTTGATCGTGCGGATACGGGCCATGCCGTTACTCCCGTTCCATGAGTTCGTTGATGGTGGCGCCGTCGAGGATTGCCAGCAGTAGCAACGGGTCTGTGCGTCCGTGTTGGAGGCATGCGCGGGCGAGTTGGAGGCGCCGCCACAGGTCGGCGCGGCTGGGTAGGGGTGCGTCGTCCGATGTGGGTGTGTCCACGTTGGGTCTCCCTGTGGTGCAAGGGAAAGCGGGAGCGGCGGGGCGGCGGTGAGGGGGCATCGCCGCCCCGCCTGGTGGTGCCTGCCTAGGGGTGGGCGTTCTGCGGGTCCTCGGCGCAGCTAGCCGGACGTACGGAGGATCGTTCGGCGTGCGCTCGGAGGGAACGCCACGGCAGGCACCGGGCTGGTGGTTGTGGTGCTGCGTAAGGGGTCTAGTTCTTGCTGGTGCTGGGCGGTTCGGCGCGTTCGTCGATGATCTCCCCGTCGACGAAGTCGCCGTCGTCGAGTCGCACCGGCGGCGGCGGGTCGCCTAGGTCTGCGATGGTGAGGCCGCGCCGGTCTTCCGCAGACGTGGGCACGAACTTTGCGAGTTCGCGGATGACGGTCTTCAACCACATGCGGTCTGGCCACTTGTTCCACGGACTGTCCGCGTGGTTCGCGGTTTTCGAGACGGCGCGTACCTTCTCGATCTCAGCTTTGTTGCGTAGCACCACGTGTGAGACGCCGCCGCCGCGCATTTCGGCGTAGGCGTAGGCGCCGATCATCTGGCCTCGGTCGCTGAACCAATCGGGCGCGTGATAGGGCCGGTCCATTTCGGACTTGATGAACTTGAACCGGGGCATGCGTGCGCCGGACTCACAGATGTGGTGTTCGAGGTCGCGTTCGTAGACGATGCCGCACTGCACCGTCTGGACCCCGTCGGCGCGGTAGATCAACTCAATAAGGCCGGTGTAGTCGGGCATGCCGACGACGGCGCCGCCCATCGGCACCAGGTGGTAGGTGTCGCCGATCTCCAGTCCCAGCCGCGCGCAGTCCAGCAGCGCGGCGAGCACGCTCCCCGGATTGTTCTTCAGCACAGCCTGGAGTGCGTCGCTGCGGCGGAGCGCCCCTTGGGTGAGCCGTAGCCACTGGTCGACGCGCGCCGTCATGTGTGTGGGCAGCACGGCCGCGAAGTCGCCCCGGTATTGGCTGATGACGGCGAGGGCTTTCTTGTCTGCCAACGCCTTTTCAATGCTCTGGGTGGTCACGCTGCTTCCCCGATCTTCTGTCCACCGTCGCGTTTGACGGGCGACGGCCGTAGCGACGGCGTCCCGCCGCGTGGTCCTGCCACGCGGACGGCCACGCTTTCGCCTTCACACACGGCCCTGCGGGCGGTTCCCATGTAGTCCAGTAGTTCCGCTGCCGCTAGCTGTTTCGTCTCAGCAGCGTCCTTCTCAGATGCCAGCGCGGCCCGGTAGTAGTCGCGCAGCACCGCCGGTATCTCGATCTCGGCGTCGGCGATGTGCGGGTGCAGCTCTCGCATGGCGCGGTAGGTGGAGTCGCTGCCGTCAAGCGGCGGCGGCGTCCCGGTTTCGAGTGAGCGCCAGAACTTTTCTGCCGCGTCACGCATGATCGTGGTTTCGGCTTCGGTCCACGGGATGGTGTACACGCGGGCGTCGGACAGTCCGATGAGGACGGCGACGCGAGCCGTGTCCCAGCCGAGGCAGTCCAGGTACCACAGCACTTGTGCGCGGTAGTGCACGGGGATCTCGTCGGTTCCGGGTTGTCCCCATCCGTCGCCGGACCGGTCGGTTTTGATTTCCAGGATGTGTTTGCCGGTGAGCAGCCGGTCCGGATTGGCCAGTTGCCATGGCCTGTGGCGGTTGCGCCAGGTGCCGGTTCGGGACACGCGTACGTCTGGGTGGGTGTCGCGGTACCAGCGGGCGATGGTGTCTTCGTGGTAGTGGCCCCACAGCATTTCAGGCTTGGCTGGTGCGCTGGTCACCATGCCGTTCTTGCGGTGCCACAACGAAAACTGGCTTTGCCACGGGGACAACCCGAGGATGGCGGCGATGTCGCTTCCGCCGATGCCGGTGGCGCGGAGGTCGTGCCACGCGGAGGAGTTCGACGCGTGGGTGCCGATGAGGTCGGCGCACTTGCTGAGCCGGTTCACGCTGGCACCGCCATCGCCGCCTGGTCTGCGCGGGACCGGCCGGAATCGTCTAGTACGCAACGGTTCCGCTGGAAATCCCATTGGGTGCCGGGCAGGTCACAGACGCCCCGATGTGCGTGTTCCATCACGAGGTTTCCGGCGAGCCGGGCGATCGGCGCGTGGGTTGCACACGCGGAGAGCTTCGCGAGATCTGCTGGTCGTGGTGCTATGCCGGTGTCACGGCACACAACGAGGTGAGCGACGGCGGGCGCGTCACACGCCGGTGACTGTGGGTCTATTGCGAAGCCGCACACCGGCCGGTACTGGTCCGGGCGCGGCGGCCCCACCACCGGGCTGAACTCGATCACTGGTCCGTGTCCTTTCCGTACGGTTCGCCGGTGTGCGGGTCCACGTTCGCGAACGCGCTGCTGATCTCGTCTTCGATCTCCAGCGGCAACACGGTCGTGCCGCTGCGGCGTTCCAGCGATCGGCGGATCAACTTCTCGGCCGTCTTGAGATCGTCGGGGGTCACAACCTCGGCCCGGCGGATGCGTGCCAGCGGAACGCTTTCGCCGCTGTCAAGATCAGTGGTGACTTTGGAACAGTCCACAATGCACAGCAGCACGTGATAGCGGTGCGGCTGTTCGATCAGGGCTTGGGTGATGACACCGACACCGTTCGCGTCACCTTTGGGCAGCGGCCCTAGCTTGATGTTCATCGCACGTCTGCCTTTCGTTGCCGGGCACGGTGTTTGCGTACGTACGGCATTGCGTCGTTGAGTGCGCGGAGTTCAGCGATCCACGCGGCGTCCCGTTCGGTTTCGTCGTGGCCGTCTTCGTCGCCGCCGGTCTCGTCGGGCTGGTCGGCTAGCACCACGGCGGCGATGCCGATCACGGACAGCGCGAACAGCGTCAGCACCGTGATGTTCATGGCGATCACGATTCGCCCTTGTCAAACAAGGTGATCAGCGTGACGTTGGCGAGGTTGAGGCACTGCGGCCAGGTGAGCGTGACGGGTTCCGCGTAGAGCAGTGCACGCGCGACGGCGTCCCTCACGGTGTCGGTGCGGGCACGCTGACGCATGTCGTGTTCGACACCGGCGGTGATCGCTTTGCGTAGGTCGTCGATGTCTTCGGACAGCCACACGAGAGTGACGCCGTCAGCTAGCCGGTCTTGTAGATCGGTGAGGCTGTCGAAGGTGCGCATGGTGTACGTGTCGGTCGGTACGCCGGAGCGGTTGGTGGTGTGCGTCCACCGCACGGTGACGGTTGCGTCTGCCCACTGGACGCCGTAAGCGAGTACGCCGCCTCGTTCGCCGTCCGGGGTGTCTTCGGTGCGGCGGTAGAGGCTGAACGCGCTAGGGCATTCGTCGTCGAGCGATCCCCACAGGGCCGCCATGACACGGCGTTCCCGTTCGACGCGCACAGCGAGCTTGAGCCGCTCGATCTCCACCAGCGGGTCAGCGTCTGGCGTGTAGCCGGTGCCGGTCATGCATCACTCTCCTGTGTGGACCGCTCGGTATCCAGGTCGTGCAGGTACGCGGCGGTGAGGTTGGTGGCGGCGTAGTTCTCCAGCAGTAGCGAGACTTCGCGTAGCCCGTGCCATTCGATCGTGTCGCTGCGGTGCCGGTCGGACGCTTCGCGGTAGATGATCGCGAGGACGCGTCGGGCGTATGCCATGCGCCGCAACCAGGTTCCGTGTGGTGCGTCGTTGCAGGTGTCGCTGACGCGTTTGAGTTCAGCGATCGCCGCCTCGTGGCGGCGTTGCAACGGGTTGAGTTCGGTCGTTTTCGGTGCCATCACTGGTCTTCCGTGCGGGTGGGTGGTTGCGGACTGGACGTAGTAGTTCGGCGATGCGTGTCCGCTGGTGTTCGGTGAGCGGCGGGAACCCTGCGATGAGGCGTTGCACGTAGTCGTCGAGCGACTCGGGTGTGGTGTCCACACGGGACTGTTGGGGGGTGGTCATGCGGCGGCGTCCTGTTCGGGGTGCCGGTGCTCCAGCATCGTTGCCGCGCAACGCAAGTAGGCGGCGAGTTTGTTGATCAGGTGTGGCGGTGCCGATCGGGTGCCGCACTCAAGTTCACTCAGGTATGACCGGGAAATCCCTACGGCTGCTGCGAGTTCGCGTTGACGGAGTCCCTTGGCGTCGCGCATCCACCGCAGCGCTTGTGGTGAGTGGTTGAGGCTTGCCCGAGGTTCCCGCGTCCTCTGTGGCATGAAGTGACATTAGGACCGGGTCACTTACTTTGGACAGCAGAAGTAAGGGATTTGTCCACAGGTTCCCCCGTTGGGGGTGCCAATGCGGTGTGGCGGCCCCCCCGCTAAGGTGCCGCCGCATGAGCAGCGCCGCCCCGGATGAGCCGACCGCGAACTTCCTGCGGACGAAGATCGTCGGCGACCTGATCCGCAAGACGCGCGACGAGCTAGGGCTGTCGCGCCCCGACGTGACGAAGCTGACCGGTCTCAGCGACTCCGTGCTGTACCTGATCGAGACCGGCGAGCGTCAGAGCCGAGCCGCAAGCGGCGCGGTCATCCCGTACGCGGCCAAAGCGGCGACCCTGGTCAAGTTGGCGCGTGCGCTGGGCATCACGCCGACGCAGTTCGAGAACGCGGGACGGCCAGACGTGGCCGTCGAGCTGCTGACGGCGCACCTAGCTGCGGGCAAGCTCGACGACGTCACCACGCGGCAGCTGGTCGCCGGTCTGCGCAAGCTCCGTGACTCCGTGCCGGGTTTCGCGGCGTTGGTCGAGTGGGTCGGCATCGCAACCGGGCAGCTGCCGCCGCCGACGCCGCGCCAGGATGACGACAGCGCGTGAGGTTGCGCGTCTCGGCCGGTCGCGGTAGGACGGCGCGAGACACGTACCAAGATCACGGATGGCGGTTGATCATGGCTCTGACGCGGGCACGCGGCCCACACGACCACCCGCTAGCGGTGCTGGTGATGTTGGCGGCCGTCGGGTGGGTGTGTGCGCTGCTGGCCGTCCGGATCGACCGGCTTCGCTCGGACGTGTGTCGCTCAATCGAGGGGATCGAGGGCGGCCTCATGACGCGGGTCGACGAGTTGTGCACAGCCGCGCACACGTTGGGCGCCGCTGCCGAGGCGGCACGTGCCGCCGGTGCACCGGCCCGGCCGCCGGACCTCGCGGCCGAAGCCGCCGAAGCTGAGCGCGTCGCAGACGCGGAGGAACGCGGAGAACGCGCACCGGCGCCGGGGCACCGCCGACGTCGTGCCGCTAGCTGAGGTGGACGCTGAGACGTCAGAGCGCGCCGCCTAGGGTCCTGGGTACTCTCGAACGGTACGGGCGCGCTGAGCGTCCAGTGGGCGCACGTTGCGCGCGGTCTGCGCGCAAGCCCCGCGAATGCGCGCAGGGCAGCCCGCGCACTCAGCACGATGCCCCCGCCCGGTGACCACGGGCGGGGGCTTCGTCTTGTTGCTGAGTCGCCTACCGGCGGTTGGACTGCCCGCGCGGGCTGACCCGCTCCGGCGCGCGGTGCAACGGCTCACCCGCCGCCGTCGCGAGGCGCCAACCGAGGAACACCACAAGCGGGCGACCCTTGGGGTCCGCCGTTGTCCGCGCATCCTTCACGAGCTGCGCGCCTTCCTTGGAAAGACCGCGCTCCGTGCACGTCATCGCAAGGTGGTAGACGAACCTTGCGATGTCCCACTCGTGAACCCCCACCGCGAACGCCGGGCCGGTCTGCTCCCAACCGCCCCACCGTTGGCTGTAGTCAGGAACGATCCGAACCTTGTCCAGCCCTGCCGCATCAAGGGCCGCGCGGATGAGGTCGCTACGAACAAGGCGCTCCCCGGAGTTGATCCCCGGGACTTCGTTCGTCATGGCTCTACTTCCCTTCTGCTACGAGGTAGGCCCTGCCCGTGGTGCGCGCCCACTTGACGCGCCACGGTCCCTCTTCTGTGACGGCGCTGGCGCTGCCGGTGGCGAGCGCCGTTGCGCGGGACTGCACGGTGAGGTCGTGGAACTTCACGACCGCGCGCACCGCGTCGGCCTGGTCGGGGTAGCCGGGCGTCTGGTCGTCGGAGTTCCACCCGTGCCAGTGGCGCAGCAACGTCCCGCTGGGCGCGAACGCTTCCCACCCGCCTTCGGTCTCGTCGATCCGGCCGACGCACATCAGGTAGTCGTCCACGGCGTGACGTCCGCCGGTCTGGGCGGTGATGATCCACACGTACCCGTCGCCGTCCACTCTGGACACGTCGACGTTCTCCCCGTTGAGCCGCGCCAACGCCCATTGCCACGCGCCGGTGTCCGCAGGGTCGAACTGGTGCGGGGTGCCGTTGTCGTTGCCGTGCTGCGCCAACAGGTAGCGCGGGCCGTTGCTGATCAGGTAGTGGTCGCCGTGCTGTTCGGCTCTCCACCCGGCGGTGTTGTTCATGACGTTTCCTTGCCGCGTGATCTGTCCACGATGTCGATTACGACCTGGTCGTTTCCCGTTGGCACTACTACCAGTTCACCGGCAACGGCGTTGCCGGTGATGCGCAATGCGCCGTTGCGGTACCGGACCTCGAAGCCACGCCCGTCAGCGCCATAGGCACCGAACCACAGGGTGACGTCTCTGCCAACCGGCCGGGGCTTCTCGCCGTACGGGTCTGCCCAGACGTTGTTGTCGTCAGACTGAGGCCCGGTCATACCTGCGCCCCGAACGGAACGAGGGTCATGCTGTGCTTTGCAGCGCACCGGTTGCACGTCGGCACCTTGCCGAGGATTGAGTGCGCGACGGCGCCGTCGGCGTAGTTGTCGCAGTGCCGGTACCACTCACACAGCAGCAGGTACATCCGCTCGACCTCGGCCCGTTCCCGTGCGACGAAGCGCGCGGCGTCGAGCGTGTTGTGTCCGTGCTCGATGTCGCCGAGATCCCAACCGCCGTCGGGGTTCTGGTAACGCGTAAGGACAACCGTCTGATACGGACCGTCGGCGCCGCGCTGCGCATCGTCGTAGCGCGTGATCACCAGAGCAGCCGAGCTGCCGAACGGGTTGCCGTCCAACAGTTTCCACGCACGCACTTCCACCATGACGTAGCCGAGCAGCTGTCTCGGCATCGCTGCGAGGAACTCCGTGCGCTGGTCCAGTTCTGCCTGTGGAATCACTGTCATCACTCGCTTTCGTTTCGGCTGTTGTTCTTCAGGTACACCTCGGCCTCGACCTCACCGTTGCCGAAGACGCCGTCGACGCCGTTCGCGACGTACCGCTTGACGTCCTCACGGATCGCAGCGTGACCCTCCACTCCGAACGCGCGCGTCCACTGGGATGGGTCCGCAAGCTCAACGATCACCGTGACGGCGACCCTCATAGGCTTCGGAGTCACTTGATCATCTCCAGAGCCTTGTTGATAGAACGGCTTGCCTCACGCGCGATCGCGCGGTGACTCTTCTCCTCGTGCGAGCTGTTGGAGTAGCGAACGGCGCGTTGTAGTTCCTCATGCCACGTGCGCAACATGCCCTCGATCTTCGTGTGACCCGCGCTCTTCAGCCGGTCCTGAATCTCGATCATCTCGTTGACGTGACCCATGATCGTGCTCGAACTGCGCTGACCCCGGTAGGCCAGTTGACGGGCCCGAATGCCGCGCACCAGACCGGCCAGCCTGCGGTACTCGGCGACGTACGCGCGGACCTGTTGCGGCGTCATGCCTGTACCTCCTCGGTCACGCGCCCGGTGTAGTCGGCGCTGTCGGTCGCTTGTGGACAGTTCGGGACGTGGCCGACGCTGTGCGCGTCACGCGCGCACCCGTGGCACTTGTGGCGCTCGATCGCGGCCAGCGCCCGGTCACGTGCAGTGCCGAGCATTCCCTCACGGTTAAGAGACAGGTCTGGGGATGCGCTGTAAGCGCGGGCGACGAGTTCGGCAGTGAACATGCAGGGCAGCGCGTACAGCGCTGCCCGCTTGACCGTGTCACCGTTGTCCGCGAGTTGACTCACGCGCAGAGTCCACCCGGATTCGGAGCTTTCCCATACCTCGTAGCGGCAGACATCGTCAGCGGCGACAAAGCCGCCCCGGTCATCTTGACCGAACGTCAGAGTGTCGTCGAACTCGTCCGTGATCCACTGTCGGCGTGCGTCTGCCAACGCGTCGGCGACGTCGGCGCCGTTCAGCAGCCGTTCATACACTTGCTGCGCCCGGTCCTCGTCGCCGCACAACGTGATCAGCGCACGCGAGAGGAGATCTTTCACCGGGTTCATGTACGTGGGCCGCACATAGAACGGCCGGGAGCGGGAGCCGATGGTGTCGAGCTGTACTCGCGCCGCGTTGAGCACGCGTGCCGCTTCGATGTCTTCGATCTTGTGCGGCTGCTGTTCGGCGCGCATCCGCACGGTGATGACGCCGTCGACGGCTCTCACCTCAGCGCGTCCCCCGGCGAACTCCTGCGGCAGATCGAGGGCAAACTCAATCGCATCGGCGTGGGTGCCAGTCTTGTACGCCTCAGACGTCACGGTGCCGCCGCCGTACTCTGCCCCGAACTTCTGCGCGTGGTCCCGGAGGAGTTCGCGCTCCTGTTCGGTGATCTCGCGATAGTTGCTAGACATGGTTGGGGATCTCCCTCACTTTTCGTGATCGACATCAACGGTGTAGTTCGTCAGTCCGTGGTGCTGTGCAAGCAACTCACCGGCCGCCGCGTAGGTGCGTGCGTGGCCGATCACCCGCTCGACGCGTCAGCGTGCGACTCAGCGCCCCTTGCGGGAGTGCGAGAACGGCGCAGCAAGCCGCGCTGTGCCGTCAGACACCGGTCCAGAACCTTATGGGCGGCGGCAAGTTCGGAGCGTGCGCCCGGTTCGTGCACCTGGTCCTGATTGGCGCTGATGCACGCTTCCGCGTAGACGATCAAGTCCCCTAGAACTTCCCGCGCGTCGGACGCCGGGACCGTCAGACGCAGCGTGTAGCCACGCCCCCGCGCCACCCGCCTAGCGGTGCAGTACGCCAAGAAAAACGGCGTCTCTCCGTCCTCACCCTGTGCGCCGCCCGTGCCGGATAGGAACGTGTGGAACGCGCCGGGTACGTCCACGGTCACCGGCGCCGGTGCGTGCTGCGCCTCACGGGTGGAGGGCGCAGCGTGCGCCACAGCGCCCGTTGCGGGGGTGTCACCGGCGGACGTCTTGCGCCGACGGCCGCCGCCGGTGCCGCGTCCGCGACCCTGCCACGCGCGCAGTTCGTCGGCGCGCGACTCATCCCACACGGGGCCACCGTTCTTCGTGTCGTCCGGCACGGGGAACGCGTACGGGTGCCCCTCGGGGTAGCGCTGCTGGTAGGCCTTGATCGTGCCCGCCTTGACGCCGCGCAACCGTGCGACGTCGCGCCGGTCGAGTACTCCCACTGTGATCACACTCCCTTGACTCTCGAACGTTGTACCTGATTCGGGTACGACGTTACACGATGATCTGATCGCCGGTGCGAGCCACGCCGTTACACACAGGGACCCCCAACCCGGATGACCAGGTGGGGGTCCCTGTGAGGTGGGCTACGCGGCGGCGGGCAGCGTCTCCACCGGCGCCGTCACGCACACCGGCGCGGGCTTCGGCTCGATCACCACCGACGACCGCGAGAACCGGGTGCCCGGCACGAACTTGGCACCCTTCACGGTCGGCAGGATCTTCACCACGAACAGGGTGCTGATGATCTCGCGCCGGATGTGCACCGGCTGCTTTGCCCATTCGGCCGCCACGTCGTCAACGCCGATCAGCGGCGCGAGGGGCGATTCCACGATCGTCACGTCGAGCAGATCTTTGATCTCAGCAAGCCGCTTACGCCCTACCTGGGTGGCGTCCAGAAGCTGGTCCTCATCGATGAGGCCCCGCACCAGCATTCCGCCCAAGCTCTTCAAGCTTGCGCGGATACGGGCGCTCTCAGCCTGCAATCCGGGCACGTCTACGTCGGGTACGTCCACGGTCGGAATCAAGTCGACCGCGTCCGCGCGGGACAACCGCGCGACCACGGCGGCAGACACCATCTCGTCAACGTAGGAAGACGTCCGGCGGACGTGGTTGTGTCCCTCGCACCGGTAGTACGGGACACAAGCGGTGCCGCCGCCGGTCGCTTCCATGTACGTCTCGCCGTCATCGCACCGGCCACACAGGTACACGCCGGAGCCCTGCCATTTCGCCGCCGGTCCGGAACCGGTCGTGCGGGACGGATCGGTCAGCAACGCGACAACAGCGCGATAGATGTCTTCGGGGACGATCGGGTCCGACGTGAAACGTCCTAGTTCCTCGCCAAGGTGGACGGTGATTCCGGCGTTGCGCGGACGGAGCAGAATGTCCCGCAGCGTCTCGGCTGACCATTGCGCACCGGTCACAGTCGGTACGTCACCCGCGCGGAGTTCCAACGCCAACGACCGGAGCGAAGTGAGCTTCGTCGTGTTGGGGTTCTTCTCTTTCGCCTTAGCGTCGATTTGCAGGACACGCGTCGAGCAGTCCAGGACAACGGCGGCTTCGGCGGGAATGGGGGTCATGCCGTCGATCTCGAACCCGAACTTGCGGCCCCCGCCGGTCGGCTGGTTGTTCTCTGCCGCGCGCCGCCGCGCCTCAGATACACGCCGCGCCGTGTCGCGGCTCGACTTGTTTGCCATCGTCACCATGATGCGCGCCATGGTGATCTCAGAATCGGTGCCGCCGTTCGTGAGAGTGAGGCTTCCGCTCAGCGACCGGGCACTAATGCCACGCCGTTCCGCTACCTCGATCAGGTCTTCGAGGTCACGCGGGTCACGCACCATCCGGTCCAGGTCTTCGGTGAGCAGCAACGTCACGGTGCCCACCCACAGGTCCCGGAGGATCTCATCGAAGCCCTTGCGGATCACGCGCCACGTCTCGCGCCCGTCCGGCAAGGTGATCTTCTTGCGCTTGAACGCGGACACGCCCTGTTGCCGTCCCTTGCCACGGGAACGGAGGTCGTTCTCACGGATGACCTTGACGACCGTCGCGCCTACACGCTTGGCCAGTTCGCGCAGATCCTTCTCACGCGCGCAGAACGCTTTCTCGATCCCGTCGGGCCCAGGTTCGATCAGTCGCAGATCGGAAAGTCGCAGGTAGATGACGGCGCGGACGGCGGTGGTGGTGCCCATGGCGCGGATACTCCTCCATGTGCATTACAACCGCCGAGTGGGCAAGACCACTACCGGGTTGTAATGCACCTCGTTGGGTCAGCTTCGCTGGCCTGTATCGCGCGGCGGGGCGACCGCGTTACCGGTGTAACGCCGCTGGTCAGCGGCTCGAACCCTTCGCTGCGGGTGGTCAGCGTGGCTACCGGCGGGGAGGAGGTGAGTCCGATGGATCTCTACGGGGACCCTGACGAGTGCGCGTCGACAGCTGATGACCGGTTGCTTGATCGGCTGGGCGCGGCGGTCGTGCTGCTGACGCCGGAGGAGGCAGACGATGAGCTGGTGACGCTGGTGTTGGCGTGGCGCTGCGAGATCGACCGGCGCGAGATCGGCGACGTGGCGATGATCACCGCCGCGTAGTGCCACAGATGGACACGGGACCCGAGGAACGGGGTGCGTTCCTCGGGTCCCGTGCTGTTTCAGCCTACGGTGCTGGGCCGTCGCGCGGTGCGTGGTCTGACCGTGGCCCCTTAGGATTCAAACGGCCCCCCGGTCAACGTGAGTGACCGGGGGGCCGTCCTATCTAGCGTGTCCCTATCGGGGGTCGAACTGACCCGCCTTGACCGCGCGCATGAACTCGGGCGTGATCGGGATGGAATTCCCTTCCGGGTCCTTGGTGTCGCCCGCTAGCGTCAGCGAACTGTGGACCAGGACGCACTGTGCGTCCGTGCTGCTCCGCCTGCTCTTGCGCCATGCGGGGCCTGTCAGATGCATAGCTTGCTCACCTTGTCCCTTGCCTTTTCGATCGCTCGCATTGAGTCGTCCGCGCTCAATGCGATCCCTGCCACGTCATCCCAGACGTTCCGCAGGACATCCATTTCCTTGGCGTTGGCCGGGTCGATTTGGTCGATCCCCGACCAACCTTCAATGAACACGCCGAGAGGTTCTTGGGGGTCGTCGAAGTCCAGCAGGACGATCGGGTTGTACGCGCCGAACGCGGGCACGTCCCGTGGTACGACCTGTACCGAGACGTTGTCCTGGTCGCTGACCAGGCGTAGCAGGTAGTCGAGTGCGTCACGCGTGACCTGTGCGCTTCCGACGATGCGGTACAGCGCGTTCTCTTCGATGAGCGCGTGCAGCTTGAGCGGGGCCTTTTCGCGGTACAGGATCGCTTGCCGGTTTCGGCGCTCGGCGGACGCCTTTTCGTTCCACGTTTCACCTTCGATGCGTCGCCACGCGGCACGGGCGCAATGCAACGCGTACTCTTCTGACTGCGCCAGACCGGTGATCAGTGACGGGTCAAACGTGCGTTCCTGCCACGCTTCGCCTTCATCGGCACGGAAGTTGCGATACTTCGGTTTCAAGTCGCGTGCGTGCTCGATCGTCGCGAAAGTGATTGCCGCGTTCTCGTGTTCGAGCTTCGCTTGCCGGATCACCTCGTACGGTGCACTCAGTTCTAGGAGTGCAGCGGCGATGGTCGGCCACTGCACGAGAGTTTCACCGCTGATGATCCGCGAGATTGTCTGGCGCCGTACGCCGATGGCGTCCGCAAGAGCTTGGTGTGTCATCCCCTTCGGGATGTACGTCTCCACGAGGCGCCCAATCCGCCGTCGCGCCCGTGGTGTGCCATCAGCCATACCAGTCACCCTAATCGACCACCCTGCGTTGTACCCGATTCCTGAACCTTCACCCGATCAGACAATGCAACTCTGTACGGTACAGGGCATAGTGGGTTCACGCTGGTGAGGTGACCGGGAGCGTCGTCGCGCACCCGACGCGGGGGCGTCTTCGCGCACCCCGTTGAACCCCATCGGCCCTAGTCGGTGGGAAGGGTGATCGATGTGCAAGTGATCGCAACGACGGTGTTCGTCACCGGGGTCGTAGGGCTGAGCGTCATCGCAGTTCGGATAAGGCTCGGGAACGCTGCTCTCTCGCGCTACAACAGGTCAGGGGCGTTCGGGCGTAGGCGTCGGGCCAGGTGGCTCCCATGAGTGACGACACTGACTGGGAGAGCACCAGCGACAGAGCTTCGGCGAACCGCGCTGCTCTCGGGACCATGAGGCAGATCAACCAGCGCTTCGCGAACTACAACAACGGGCTACAGCGCATGCTCAACGGCGACCCGTATGCGGGGATGAGCGCGGTCAATCAGCTGTCACTGGTGGAGGACCTCGAACGGGTTGCACAAGGGTTGCGGGCCGATGCGGTAGCCCGGCTGTCTGCGGTGGACGTTCACGGCGCCGGGATTCTGTCGACGCTGGAGGGGTCCAGCCCGGATCATCGGGTGCCGCTTAGCTCCCTTGTTGAGCGGGGCGCGCCGGAGGAGGTGACGTTGGCGCTGAAGGAACTCATCCGGTTGGGCCTGATCGACTTCGCTGTGCAGGGCGCCGGTGCTGGGTACTGGATCACGGACACGGGGACGGTCGCGCTGTCGCGTAGGCCTGTGGCGTCGTCTGAGCGTCCCGCTACCGGCGGTGGCGTCGATGGCTGGTGACGGGTTGCCGACGTCGCGTCAGCGGGCGCTGGTGTTGCTGGTGCTGTGCAACGCGAAGGGTGCGTTGCACCCGGTGCAGGACCTGTTTCCGCAACTGGGCGGGAAGGTGCCGTTGCCGACGGTGTGGCTGATCATCGCGAACCTGTTGCACTTCGAGCTACTCACCTTGAAGGGCCCGCGTGATCGCAGCGTCGGGTACCTGCTGACGCGTCGCGGTGCGGCGCACGCCGTCCGTGTGATCCGCGCCGAGATCGAGCGTGTCCACGGCACCGGTGAGCGCCTGTTGCGTGATGAGGCAAAGGAGTTGGGCTTGCCGTTGCCGTACGTCGATCTCTACCAGCTGCCGGACGCTGTCCCGGATGGACCGGCCGCCGAAGACCATGATCCGACTGAGAGGAAGAGTTGATGACGACGCACGCGAAATGGTGGGCCGCACCGGATGGTGACGCGCTGCCCTACTGCGTGGTGCTGGGCCAGATGCTGCGTCAGTTGCGGTTGCACGCGGGTAAGACGCAGATCGACGTGGCGCGCACGCATGGTGTGCTGCGCAACCAGATGTCCCGGTACGAGTCCGGCGAAGCGAAGCCGTCGATCAGCTTGGTCGTCACGTTCTGCGGCGAATACGACGCGAATCCGGTGGAGTTCTTCGCACGTGTGGCGGTCGCGTCACGCGACGCGACCGCGCGTGCGGAGTTGGGTCCGTTGCCGGTTGATCGCCGGTTCATTGAGATGATCGTTCAGTACGACCGGGCGTTGCCCCGTCGGCGCGCAGTCGAGCGCACGCGACGGCGGCACGCTCTGGCGCGGGTGTGATGCACTGAATCCAAAGGGGCGTCCGGCTAGCTGCTCACTAGCCGGACGCCCCTTTTTGCGTTGTCTGCCAAGCCCTTTCTATAAGAGAGTTGATCACGTTGGTACATCACGGGACAGTGACCCCTGGACTAGATGGCAATCTCGGCCGTCTCACAGAGTCGCTGCTGGACGCCTTCGCGCAGCGCCCGAATGAGTGGCTGACGCTTCGGGAGATCCGCGACGCCACAGGGGCGACTCAGACACGGGCACAGCGCAGGCTGTTGCGTCTGTCGCTTGCCGGGGCGGTTCACCGAACGACCCTCAGAGGGAACCTGTACCGGCCGACGGAGGCATTCCTGACCGGTGTGGTTGATCTGCGTGGCCGTGCGGCCGTGTACGTCAGCAAGGACGTTTGCAGCGAGGGTGAGGCCGCGTACGCGCGCGTGCTCGGTGATGCGCTAGCCGAGGTGCGCACGAGGAAGGGTGTCGGCCGCCAACACATCACGCACAGGATCAGCCTCGGCTGGGATGTCGTAGGCCACTACGAGACCGGTCGAGCGGTGCCTGGACCACGCGGTCTCGTCGAGCTGTGCCGTGCGCTGGACACTCCGCCGTCGGTGCTGTTGTCGTTGGCGCACTTGAGGTTCCTCAGGATGCGGGGCTTCACGCCCTGCCTGAGGTTCTATGACTGGCAGGAACGACTAGCGACTGCCGCCGCATTGGCGTTCGCTGACCTGCCAGAAGAACTCTCGCCTTTCGGGGCGGGGTATTGCGAGCACACAGCGTGCGCTGATCGTGGGTCACGAGCGTGAACAGGCGCAGCGCCAACCAAAGAAGAGAGGCAGGGTAGGGATCATGAGTGAGACTGAGTGCGGGCCGAACTGCATGTGCGGCACGTGCAAGCACGAACGGCATCCTCAGGGGTGCAGTTGCATGACGTGTACGAACAGGAGGGGTAGTCACCACCGCTAGCCACGAAACCCCCTGGCGAACGAGAGGCCCCAACCAGAACGGTTCTGGTTGGGGCCTCTCGTTGTCTGTGGCGCAACGACAGGGGTCACACACTCCTGAACCTGTAGGCGCGTACACCCGCGTATCGCACAGCGTGCCGCATATGGAAGGCGCACAGCTCGATCACGCGCGGCGGGCTCCAGTCGACCAGCTCGCCGTCGATGTCCTCGACCTGGACAACTACCGGCCATTTGGTGCGGTACTCAGCTGGGACGTGCCCGCTGGCACACCAACGGCACGGGCGTTTCGGTCTCTCTGCGCGACGCTGAGAGCTGAACACCTTGGCCGGGGTCATCATCGCTACCTCACGGATCTACGTTGCACAGGCAGGCCCCAACCGGGAGCGCGGTCCGGTTGGGGCCTGTGTCGTCTGACGGGGCGGGTCCGGGGCATGTGGCCCGCACGCCGACGACGTGGGGGCGGGTCCCCGGCAAGCTGCTCACAAGCCGGGGACCCGGTGTCACTGCGGCGCGTGCCGTCCGTCGCCTGGTTCGCGGACGGCACGTTGCCGGACCCGTGGCGCGCAGTGACGTGGTCACGGTACCGCGTGCCGGGTCCGGTCGATGGGGGTGTGTCACCCGGACGGCGGTGTCCACGGGCTGGTGTTCTCGGTACCGCTGTTGGCTACGCGTCGAAGGTGTCGGGGCACGTTGACTGTGCCGAGCGCTTTCACGGACGCTTCGGCGATGTCGGCGGCGTCGCGTGCGTATCGCTCCGCGTCCATCGCGCGGAGCCGCGCGCTGTGCGCGACAGCCATCCCGTAGGCGGCGAGGGCCAGAGCCAGCCATGCAGCAATGCCGGTCCACAGTGCACTCAATGTGTGTCCTTTCCTTGGTGGCCCGGAAGTCAGAGTGAGCGGCCGGGCCGCTCTGCGTCCGTTTCACACCGAATGTCCTACGTCTGCGCTGGTGAGGCCCGCCGCGTGCGGTTGGGCCGCTGACGGAGCGGCCTGCCCGCACGACTTACTTTTTCGCTGTGGGGTAAGGCATGCGCTCCGTGTTGCGGCCGGGCCGCTTGTGGTCCGGGCGGGTTACCTGTGGCACGGACCGTACTGCAAAGGTCGTACCGCCCGTCTGTCCTTACTGGACTCAGTGAACCTCGTGGTGAGGACATCGTTGGCAGCAAAGGACCTGCTGAGAGCACCCACACTGAACGAGCGGCCCCCCCGCTGCGTTGTGCAACTGCCATAAGAACTGTTCGCTCGATTGTGCGAACCGACCGCGTCACAGCTTGACGCAGTTCGACACGTGGTCCACGGTCTGTCTCACCCGATCACTCACTTTTGGACAGTCGGGTGCGAGACACCAGGAAATCCCTACGCAGCGCCAAGTACCGCGCTGACGTAGGGATGGGGCACGTAGGGAGAGCAACGCAGTCATGGCGTACACGACCAGCACGACCGCGCCTCTGCCAGACAACCCGGCTGGTTTGCGGGCCGTGGTGGTGCTGCCGGTGCAGCACGGCCAGAAGAAGCCGTCGACGCGCAGTGAGACGGCGTGTCATCAGATCTGCCTGGACCACGGGCTGAGCGTTGACGCGGTGTTCCTCGATGAGGGGCCAGCGGTAGGGCCGCGCGTGAAGTTGGACCGGCCGTCGATGCGCCGCGTGTTCTCGTACTTGGCGCGTCAGCAACCGGACGCGCTGGTGATCTACGACTGGGATCAAATCAGCCGGGACCCGCGCGAGCGTGCCGAGTTCGCGGATCGCATGTGCGCCTATGGGATCGCGGTGTATGCCGAACACAATGCCTGCGCGCCTCACTTGTCGTGGGACGCCTCACACGACCGGCCGCAACGGCCGCATGGGGGCGCGCGCCGGGCTGGGTAGCCGCGCGGACACCAACGAGGGAAGGGCGCTGTGACGCCGACCGAGTTGTATCTACTGGCCACGACCGTGACCTGCGCGGCAGGCAATGTCCTTTTAGGAGAGCGTCTCATCGCGTGGAAGTGCCGCGCGCTCGAACTTCAGGCCGAGGCCGTTCACAGTCGGCTGGGCCGCGTGCGGTTCCGGCGCCGTTTCCGCGCAGCCTCGTTCATGTCACAAGGAAGGAATGCCGATGTCCGTAATGCCGACGGCGGTAGCCGAGCGAGAGACCGCAGCACAGCGGCGTAGCCGCTCCGTGTTGCGGTATGTGCCGCTGACCGGGCCGGAACCTGAGAACCTCAATCCCGGTGAGACGTTCTGCCACCGGCTGGTGCGCCTTGATGCGAAGCTGGCACGTCAGCTGCTGGACGTGAACGCATCGTTTAACCGCAAGGAATCCTCGCTCTACATCGAGGCGTGGGCTGAGCAGATGCTCGCCGGTGACTGGGATCAGCCGTCGCCGCAGGGCATGGTCGTCTCATGGGACGGCGAGCTGATTGACGGCCAGACCCGTTGTCGCGCTTTGCTTCTGGCGGCGGAGACGCGGCCGGACATCTGGATTCCGCAGAACGTCGAACACAACTGGGACCCTGCTGTGTTCGCGAAGCTGGACTCTGGCCGTAAGCGCAGCACCGGCCAGATGCTGAACGAACCGAACGGGCACAATCACTCCACGAACACTGGGCTGTACTTCAAATACATGCAGAAGTATCACGAGCCGCCGATCGAGTATCCACAGTGGAGGCGGGCAAGCGCGCCGATCACGGAGCGCGTGATCCGCTTCCTGGAAGCGAACCCGGACATGCGTGCGTGCTATCAGATCTCGCGGCCGATGAACAACCCGGCGCGTATCCCGCACTCGGCGGCGACGGTCGCGGTGTTCCTTCTGCGGCAACAGGCTAAGGGTGACTCGGTGGCGTTGTCGGTGATCCACGAGTTCATCAACGGGGTGGCCGATACTCGCCGATGCAAGGACGGTGATCCGCGTTACGCGCTGAACCGGTGGGCGGAACGCAACCAGTATCGGGGGCGTCGTCCGAAGCCGTCGGAGTCACTGGGTTTGATCCTGCGGGCGTGGGAGTACTGGTGCCAGGGCGAGAAGGTCACGCAACTGTTGTGGGAGCACGGCAAGAGCAAGATCCCGGATGTGTTCGTGCCGCCGAAGTGGGAGGAAGTTCCGCGCAAGTGGGGAATCGCGCTGCCGTTGCCGTCCAAGGAGGCGGCGTGAGGAAGCGCGCCGCCGCCGTGGTCGGCGTGTGCGCGGTCTTGGCGCTGGTGCCGTTGTCGTGTGGCGCGCCGGGGGCGCCGTCACGTACCACAATGGCGCCGCCGCCGTCGACGGCGCACGCCACTGTGGACGGACACCCCACCCGGTGTTGGCGCGTCATCCGGGTGGCAGCGTGACTGAGAACCCGTTGGCCTACACGGACGTGATCTGTCTGCACGACGGTCGGGTGATGTCCGTGCACGGCGCCGATGTGTGCGCGTCGCAGAGTTGCCCGGTGCACCGGCCGAGTGATCACGTGCTGAACACGGCGCCGTTGGTCTGGCATCCCGTGGCGCGGATGATGCTTCGTCGCTGCGAGCACGACGAACTTCACCCGGACCCTGATGACCTGAAAGTCCTTACGTGGCCGCAGGAGGCCGTACACCCGTGCGATGGATGCTGTGAGGTGGGAACGTGATCGATACTGCGGATGCGATCGATGCCCCGTGCGACAACGGCTTTGCTGTCGACGTGGCGCGCTGCGTCGAGGCTGACCGGGCCTTGAAGGCAACCAAGGTCGTGTATGCGAGCGCCGTTGAGGAACGCCGCGCGGCAATCCTGGTGCTCAAGAACGTGCATCACATGGACAACAAGCGCATCGGCAACTTGTTGGGGCTCACCCCCGGTGCCATCTACCGGGTGTTGACGCCGCGCCGCAGCCGCGAAGCGACAACGGAGCCCGCGTGACGAAGAGACGCACCGGGGATGCGCCGTCGCGTGACGAGCGGGCGGCGGCGCTGATCATCGAGTTGCACAACATCGGGTGGCGGTTCTCTCCGCGTGGCGCTGTCACGCACGCGGTGAACGTTGAGGCGCGGCACAGGTTCGCGGTGTGCGGGGTGCCGGTCGACAGATTCGACGAGTGGCGCGGCACCGGCAACCAGCTGGAGAGAGACAAGGCGGACCGCATGGCGCAGTGTCGCCGGTGCGCTAACAGGCTTGCAGCGGAAGGGATGCGGCTACGTGACGACGCGTCGCGTGGAAGTGGGCGAGCGCGGGAATCTCGCGCTCATGTTGTGCGGCCTGCTGGTGCAGGTCGTGGGGTTGTGCTGGCTTCCGTCCAATCTGGACCCGCTGGACGGGTTGACGGTGGACGACTTCTACGCGTTCGCGATGGTGTTGGCGGGCGCGGGTCTGGTCGGTCTGGCTCTGGTGGTCAGGGCGTGTAAGCGCGCGCGTGGTGTGCGCGCTGGGAACCGAAGTGTGGCAAAGGATCATGGCGAGTAAGAAGCACCGGAAGCGGACGACGAAGCGCGCGGCGATTGCGGCACGCGCGGCCTCTCAGGAGCACGGCAAGAAGGCGAAAGCACTTCCGGCGGGGCGGACGACCCTGGCCGACTGCCTGTGCCGCAACGAGTTTCAGGACGGCCTCTACGGGCACGGTCGGCGGGTGTTCAACCTGGGACCTGCCCACACCGGCGCCGGTCAGATGGCGTGCACATCGTGCGGTTCCAAGCGGACGCGGGTCGTGCGGGAGAAAGGGTGACGTGCGGTGACGCGGCGCAGGATCATCACGTCCGAGGAGAACGACGTGCACACCGGGTGGAGGCGCCTTCTCGTGTACCTGCGCCGGGCTGGTGTCGCGTCGGCGGTGAAGCGTCGTACGCGGCGACGTGAGCGGCGCGAGGGTAGGCGGGAGTGCCGCGCGGGACTCGGTGAGGACGAAGGGTGAGGCAGGACAACGAAGGGGACTATGTCCAGCGTATGACGGGTGTTCTGTGGTCGGGCGGGTACCACGTGCGCCCCACGTCGTGGCTGTGCCATCCGGAACGCGCGCACATTCTGGCGGCATACCGTTACGCGGCAACGGAACTGGGCGCCGCGTCATCGATTCTGGCGGACGTGACACCGGAAGAGGCGTGTCTCATCTGGAAGATCATTCAGACGGGGCTAGCGGTCACGGCCGCTGACCCCCGCCGGTGGGAGATCAGGTAATGGTGATCAAGACGAAGTTGGCGAAAGCGCAGACGTTCGAGCAGATCGAACCGAAGCGCAAGATGAAGCCGGGTGATCTGCCTCCGCCGCTGAAACGGGTGCCCGGCATGGGAAAGAACATGGTGTATGACGGTTATGTCGGGCGGTACGTGGTGTACCGGCGGACGTCGTGAACGCCCTGCGTTTCGGGCGACGCGCGGTGGGTACGTCGTTGCTGTGCACTGGTCTCACGTGGACGGTGTGGCAGATCGTGGACACGTCGCACGGCTGTCCGCCCCTGGCGGCGTGGGTCCTGGTGTCCGTGGTGGGTTTCATCCTGGTGCGGGACCGTAAGAAGAGAACGAACGCGGGCTGACGCGCGTGACTTCCGATGCCCCCGCCATGTCTGTAGCAGGCACACGGGCGTGAGGTGCATCGGGGCGTGCGCGGTAGCGGTCGACTGGTCCGGAAGGGTCCGCGTCAGCGGTGGTGTGCACGTGATCGGGATGTCGCGTGTGGACTGTGAAGCCACCGGCATCATTCGGGGCTGACGCGGAACACCGTTACTGCGCACGACAAAAGGCCCCCGTGCACACCGATGGGTGCGCACGGGGGCTCAGTAAGGCGTCGATCACGGAAGGGACGTTGTGCCGCAAGGTGGGATTTGGCGCCAACGAGGAAGGCCGAGGGGGGCGGTGTGCCGGTGGTGCCGCCGATGGTTCCCGTATGCGTTGCAGGGCAACCATGCGGCGGAGTGCAAGCCCGCGCCGAGACGCGGCAAGTCTGGGAAGAGGAGAGCGCAGTGAGCGGTGATCCGGAGAGCGAGCACCAGCGGGTACGGCCTGCGCCGGTCGCCCGGCGGCGAAAGCGTCAGGTGGCTGACGGGTTGAAGCTAGGTGAGATTGTTGTACTGCGCCAGATCGATCAGGGTGCGACGCAGGCGACGGTGTGCCGGTCGGCGCACTACTCGCGTAGCGGTGTTGCTGCGTTGCTCCGGCGTCTGCGGGCGCTGTACGGCGTCGAGTCGACGCCGGACCTGTTGCGGCATCCAGATATCCGGCGGCAACTGACCGCCGCGTACTCCGCTGACGCGCGTCTGATCATGCGCCGTCGTCAGCGTTGAGACGCACCGCCGGGCGGGTGTAGGGCTCCGCCGCCCGGCGGTGCGGCATCAATCCACATGCGACAGAGAGGCGCGCGTGTCATGCACATTCCGGTTGTCGAGATGAAGTCGTGCGCATTCCCGATCGTGATCGAGTTCTTCTCGAAGGCAGCGGGAGACATGGTGTGGGCAACCACGATCGAGGGCGGGGGCGTGCTTTCAATCCCGCCGCTGGTTTGCACGCACGGCCCCGTTCGGGTGCGCGTCACGTACGCGGACGGCGCGGTCGTCGAGGCCGAAGCCTTGCCGCTACAGGAGTTTGGTCCGTGAAGCGGATCATGGTGACGTGTTCACGCACGTGGCGGCGGTGGTCGTTGGCACGGCGGGTGCTGACGCAGGTCTACGCGCTGTACCCGGACGCCGTGTTGGTCCACGGGGATTGTCCGAAGGGTGACCGGCAGCTTGCCGGTATCTGGCAGTCGCTGGGCGGCCGTGACGAACCGTGGCCTGCCGACTGGGATAGGTACGGCGACGCTGCTGGTCCCATCCGCAACGCGGAGGTGATCACGACCCGCCCCGATATGTTGCTTGCGTTTGTCCACAACCGTTCGCGCGGCGCGTCCGGCACTGTGCAGCTTGCCCGGTCGGCGGGTGTGCCGGTTTTGCCGTTCGACGATGACGCCGACGACGAACCCTTCTAGTAGACGATGCGCTGTCCGGGGTAGATGCGGTCCGGGTCTGTGATGTTGTTGCGCCGCGCCAATGCCTGATAGCCGCCGGGGTAGTTGAGTCGTCCGGCGATGCCGGACAGCGTGTCACCGGCGACCACGACGTACACGCGTTCCGCAGCAGCAGTGCCGCCGGGTACCGCGAGGGTCTGTCCGTTGTAGATCCTGTCCGGGTTGGAGATCCTGTTGAGCGCGACCAGTACGGCGACTGTCGTTCCGAGCTTCGCGGCGATGCCGGATAGCGTGTCACCGGATACGACGGTGTAGCTCCCGCCGACCGGCGGGGGCGCCGTCGCGCCGGTACTGCCGGGCTTGCGGATCACTTGGCCTACATGGATGAGGTCAGCGTTGGGGATGCCGTTGGCGACAGCGACAGCAGACACGGTCATGTTCCACGCGGATGCGATGCGGGACAGCGTGTCACCGGCGCTCACCGTCCACGTGTCGCCGGGGTCAGCGATCACGCCGCCGCCGCCGGGTGCTGCGATGGGGGGCGCAACGCGGCCGATGGTGATGGACGCAAGGTCGTAGGTGCCCAGCGTGGCGTTGCGGTCGACGTGCCCGGCGATGCCGGAAATGGTGCCGGTCTGGGTGTGCTGGTGCACAGCGGCACGGGGGTAGCGCCATCCGGGATTGCCGGGGTCGCCGTTGTAGTGCGCCAGGTGCCCGAGGATGTCGCGGCGTCCCCACGCGTTGAAGTCCAGCACGTTGCGGAACCAGTCAAGGTTGCCGTAGCAGTCCATCGGTTCCACGCGGAGCGCGTCGAAGAACCCGTTGACGTAGCCGTTGGCGCCGACTCTGACGTCGGCGGCTTCCATGTCTGCCATGGGCATGAGCGCGCCGCCGTCGAGACAACCGGCGTCTCCTGCTACCTGCCGGAAGTGGTTTGCTTGCGCGACAGCGGAACCGGCACGCATGAAGTGGTAGGCGCCGGTGACGATGCCCGCCGCTTTGAGCTGCCGCACCTTGTTGAAGAACGTCGGATCGACGTACCCGACACCTTCGGTTGCTTTGCACCAGGCGTAGGTGATGCCGTTGGCGCGCACTGCGTTCGCGTCCGCGACAGCGTTCCACATGGACAGATCAGTTCCGTACTCCACAGCGCGACCCCTTTCGTGTTCAGCGCGGACACGACTCGCGTGGTGGCTGCGGATACGGGTTCTTCTGTTGCAGCGCCTTGACTTCGGCGCGCTTGGCGACGTAGTCGCTGACGGCCTTGCGAGCGATTTCGCTGCGCCGCTGCCTTTCTGCCTCATCGACTGGCGGCGCGGCGGCGAGACCGCCGACCGTGCGCATGAGTTCGTCTAGCGCGTCTTGCGCCTGCTGGCTTCCGACCGACCGCGCCTCGATCGCGTCGGCCAGTGCGTTCGCGAAAGCCGCGTGACAGTCGGAGATCCGGCGTACGGCGGATGACTGGATCATGCCTTGCACTACGGTGATGATGCCGAGCGCGACGACGATTACGGCGATGACAAGCTGCGTCACGTGTGGCCTGCCGGGCACACGTCCCGTCACGGACCTGCTTCGTGGGATCACCGGTTCTCCTTTCGTCGCAACGGTTTCAGCGATCCGGTGTACGTCACGGGCGGCGCGCCCTGCGAGGTAACCAAGAAAGAAGCTGACTGCGCCGACGCCGACGGTCTGGAGTAGGTACGTCCATGTGGTCACCGCTGATCACCTTCTCTGGTGGTGTCAGCCGGTGCGGCTGGGTGAGCGCGGTTCGGGTCGTCGCCTGAGATCATGTCGCCGAGGCGCCGTCGCGCGTTCTGCACCGCGTTGCCGTCGTCGCCGGTGGTGCCACGACGGCCCAACGCGTACACGGTTCCCACGACCACGGCGAAAATGGCGTTGACCAACGGGTCCCGTAGCTCTGGCCGCACGAAGCCGACTACGACGTTGGCAGTCCACACGAGACTGATGAGGATCGTCAGAATGTTCGTCAACCGCTGCGGGAGCACGGGAACCCCCTTCGGGCTTGCTAGGGGACGGGATCGGGCGCAGCACCGGCGACGGCGTCCCACCTGGAGTTGACCGTGAACTGAATGTCGCTGTCGCTGCTCGTGAAGCTGATGGCGACGTTCGAGGCCACGACCCAGGCATAGACGCCAGCGAACGCATCCTGATTTTGCAGGACGTTGACGGAGTGAGCGCGTCGCAGTCGGCGGTACTCGCTTCCGTCGTTTGCTTCTGCGCCAATGTCTACAGCCGCTGTGATCATCGCGATCCGTACGCGTTCGCGGAAGCCGGGATGTTCGGCGAGGTACGCCATGTCGACGAATGCCACGACAAGAGTCCTTACGGGCTAGGCGGCTTTGCCGAGCACCAGCCACGGTGCCGGGCCTTGAATGTGTACGACGTCGCCGTTTGTCGGCGTGTACGAAGCGAGGCGGGGCAACGTCAGCAGCGATCCGCGCACGGTCACGAGTACCTTGGTGCCGCTCGTTCCGGTCACTGTGCCGACTAGCCGCAGGGACGCGACGGCTTCCTCGATCAACGTGTTGATGGCGTCTTCGGGGAGCATGGGATGCGCCTCCTAGGACTCTGCCGGTAGCTCGACTGAGCGGGTTTCGATGGGCTGTGTGTCCGATGGGGACAGTGGCACGGCCACCTTGTCGATGATGTGCGCTTGCGCGGTGCCCTCTTCGACGTCGTGGGCAAGGATGACGTCTCCGGCTTCGAGCGCGGGGTTCGCCAACGTCGTGAGGCTGATCTGTGCGCTCATTCCCTTGACCCGCGCCAGCAACGCCGTCGCGGTAGCGGTGCACTGCGGCACGGTGGTGAGCATCTGAGAGGTGTAGAACCGTGGCTTGCGGCCGAACGTCCCGAGGTAGTACGTCGGTGACTCGGTGTCTGTGTCCCACACGGTCGCCGTCGCGGGCGCCGTGCCGTCACTGCGTTGGCCGGATGCGACGACCCCGTTGTACACACCTTCACGGGCGAGCTTCTCGCCCTTGCTGATCAACACGCCTTGCTCGCCGCTGTTCACGGTCCACACGCGAGTGTCGGTGATCAGCGGCTGAGGACGAATGATCCCGTTTCCTTGTGGGTCGAAGAACACTTCGGCTGAGATGCTGTTCGCTAGTGCTTCTACGCCGTCGGCCCATCGTTCGCGTTCGATGTCGAGCACGGCGGCGACCTGCACCGATCCTGTGTAGTCAGTGACGGGCACTGCTACGCCTAGGGTTTCTTGAATCAGGCGCCGGATCTCAGTGACGGTGGTGGCGCCGGACACGGTTTGAACGGGTGCGGTGAAGCGGTCTTCCGCGACGCGCGCGGACCGGTCGACCAGCGTTAGCGGTAGTTGTCCGTTCGTGTCGATCGGTCGTTCCCGGCTTGCTTCGGTGAGAAGTCCGCGTATGAGCGGCACCCACTCGACGGCGCCGCCGGTGAGCACAATCCCGTAGTCCACTTGGATCTCTGTACCGAACGGCGCCAGTACCGAACGGGGGTCGACGGGCCACAGGTTCGCCGACGTTGACAGCGTCGCGGTGCGGCGCACCTGTGACTTTCCGTCTGACACAACTGATCCGCCGTCGATCGGGATCTCTTGCATGCCGAACGCGCCGTAGGCCGTGGCGCGAACGGTCATGCCGTGCGACTGGGAGAGTGCGCGTTGAGCGGGTGCCGACAGTGGCCACACGGTGACCCCCTCACGCGGTGATCAACGCGTCCGGCGCTTCGACTTCCCAGAACGGGGACGTGATGGTCCGCGTTTCCTGCCAAGGCTTTCGGCCCTGCGGGTCGATCGTGAGCGTGGCGAGCGATAGCCACATGTCGCCGGGGTGATAGCCCGCCGGTACCCGCAGCAGCACGGGTGACAGGTCTGACAGCAGCGCTTCGAGGTCGACGCGTTCCTGTGTGCTGACAACGCCGAACGTGATCGTGCCGGTGGCGCTGTGCCGCTGCGATGCGGAGATCACGACCGGGTACCTGCGCCCGAGCGGGTAGAACACGCCTTGCACGGCCGCGTACTCGATCACGGGCGCGCTGCCGAGTGGTGTGATCAGTACGGGCGTGTCGGGTGTTGACGGGTGCGTGATCCACACCTGGTCGTTGCTGTCGAGCACGACCGGTGTCGACTCGACGCGACCGCCCAACGCCACCGTGACGAACAGCTGATACGTGACGGGGATGTCCATCGGCGCTTCGCCGTCGTCGAGTTCGATCACCGGCGCCAGGAGTGATTCGGACAGCTCGGCTACGCCGGTCCACTGTGCACCCAACGCGGTCGTGCCGTCGAAGTAGGAGCCGTCCGTGGTGCCGCGTTCGAAGATCACCGCGTCGAGGTAGACCTCTGTCACGGACGCGGTGATACCGGAGACGGTGAGTGTTGCTGCGCCGGACACTGCGTTGGTCGGCGCGGCGAACTGGCGCACGACGCGGGTCGTCTGGCCCACCATCGCGTTCAGTTCGTCTGCGGTGAGCGTGAGCGTGGTGCTTCCGGCCGACGCGCCCAGGTTGTCGAGCCACGCAATCGACCACACCACTGACGTCGGCAATGTCGTCGAGCCGATGTTGAACCCGACGGTGTAGCTACCGGCGCCAGCGAACACGCCCGGCGAGATGACGCCGGTGGTGGTGGTGTTGGACATCATGCGCATCGCGCTGGCCCTGTGCGCCACGTAGGGGGCCGTTTGCGACTGGGTGAGGGTGACACCCCCGTGAAGCTGGGTGTAGCCGTTCAGGCCGGTCTCAAAGCCCCCGTTGGGGTTGACGTTGCGTCGCGTCGGCGTGGTGACCGGCAGGCCGAACGCGCCGCGTACCGGCGTGCGGACACCGTCCGGCGTTTCCCGCATGACGTGGAAGGTCGGCGCGTCCGGCCACCACAACCACAGGTGCACCACGCCGTCCTCAGGACGTGGCGCCGCCAGGATGCCGCCGCCGGGGAACGTCGGCGTTGCCTGTGCGCCCGCCCAGGTCCGTGACGCCCACGCCGCCGCGCCGGTCTGCGTGAGATAGGTGTACGTGGCGGTGGCGTCCGGGATCGGCGGGGGCACTTCCTGCCACCCCGGCGGCCGAACGTTGGGCACATCGTCGGCGGACCACGGCCCGCGCCCGAGAGCTACGCGCGCCCACATGACTAGTAGCCGATCGACAAGTACTGGAACTCGACGCCGGTGCCGTTCGCGACCGGCAAGCCGTCACTGCACTTGTAGAAGATGAACGTGACACCGGCGGCCGTCTCCGATGACACAGCGGGCACACACGACGTGTCAGCGTCCACAAGGGCGATCGTGCTGACGATCGTGGCCGTGGTGAACGCGACGGCGTGGGTGATCGTGACGAGCCCGGACGCGTTCGCCGTGCCGGTCTTGTGTCCACCGCGCATGGTGATCACAGCGGTGGACGGGATCGTTCCGCTCCGACGCGGACCCGCTTCCGAGGCTTGGCATACGCCGACTGACGGCCCCCACGTCGTTGCGAGACGTTGCACTACAACGCTTTCGTCGGTGAGCGAGTAGCGCTGACCAATGTTGGCGTCGGACGGAAGGGATGCCCGCGTTGTCACGGGCAGCCCATCCCGAACCGTTGGCGCACACAGCACTTGCGAACCGGACGGCCATGCCCGAGCCGTCGAGCCTTCCTTGGCGCGGACCACGGTCACTGATGCTGACGCCGCAGAGTGGGCGGTCACCCACACGACTTCGTACAACTTCAGCGCCGGGTCGTGCAGCACCAGCGGCAGATACCGGCCGGTGGTGTACGTCGTCGGCAGAACCGTGAAGTCGCTGCACGTGATGGTCGTGTCTGAGATGGTCGCGGCGTTCGTCAGCGTCCCGAACAGGTAATCCCTGATCTCACGGAACTCGTTAGCCACAGGGCTTTACCTCCGTCGACTCATGGCGGCCGTACCGGTCGCTTGGTTCGCCGCTTCGATGCGCCCATTGATGAGAACGCTGAGACCGTCGTTGGCAACGGCCAGGGTGCCTACGATCTGCACCGGTTCGCCGTTGCCAATGTTGTTGCTGGACAGGGCTTTCCACTGCTCCCCGGTGAGGACGGGTTCGGGCTTTCCGGTTCCGTTGTAGACGGTGCTCATGCCGGGCATGAGGTAGCCGCCGTGGTCGAAAGCCCAGTGCACGTGGTCGTAGTGATCAGCCTGCGTCGGCGCGTCGTACGTGAACGGCCGTCCATTGAGGATGTTCACGCCGGGCGTGTAGATCAACTGGGTGGAGTTGGGGTAGACCTGCGCGATCCAACTGTTGATGGCGCCCATGGGGCCGCCGATGTCGATCGCCCTGCCCTTGCCGTGGTACCCCGGATCTCCTGGCCTGTAGGAAGAGTTCAGGGTCGCGCCGGGGAACTGCGCGCTGATGATCGCCCACATCTGTTGCCAGCCGACCGGCACGCCGCCTGCGGCACCGGCCGCTGATGCGGCGGCATCGCTGGAGAAGCTGAAGAACCCCTTGATCTTCTCCCACAGCCACTCGGCCCCTTGCTCTATGAGCTTGGCCGGTCCGCGTGCGAGTAGGTCGAGCCATCCGCTAGAACCTAGCTGTGCCTTGATGAACGCGGCTGGGTCCGCCCACAGTTTCGCCACGGAGTCACCGATGCCGGACACCCAGTTGAGGAGGCTGCCGACGACGCCGCCTCCGGCGAACCGTTGAACGACGCCGCCGCCGGAGTAGCCGTTGCCGCCGGTGTTGCCGCGACGACCCGACACGGATGCGTTGAGGGCCAAGATATTGCGCGCGCCGATCAGCCGCACGGCCTCCGGCACCAACACGGCCTCGCCTGGTGACAGCAGCGCCGGAACGATGTCGCGTCCCGGTGCGTAGCCGGGGAGCACGCCACCACCGGCGAAGGTGATCGGGTCCATCGCCGGAAGTCCGTCTATACCAACGAAATCCGCGACCTTGTTCCACACGGCGCGAATGCCGTCGTTGTACACGGTCTGGATCACGAAGTTGACGGGCTTCGCGAGGATCTCACGGAGTCCGCCCCAGACACGTTCGATGAATCCGACCGCAGACTCGAACGCGCCGCCGACACCCTCCACCCCGGACGAGATGAGGCTGAAGACCCTGCCGATCGTGTTGTCCCACACCCAGCTCAGGAAATCGCCGATGGACTGGAGTGCCGGTTGCACGTAGCCGGTCCAGAGAATTTGGAAGCACAGCCCCAAAAACTCAAGCTTGGACACGACGAAGTTGACAAACGGAAGGATCTTGTTGTCCCACAGCCACGTAAAGAAGTCACCGATGGCGGCGAGCGCAACTTGAATCGCCAGGTACGCAACCTGAACGATGGCAACCCATTTGTTGAATTCCGCGACGACCTGGCCGATCACCCAGCCGACTACGAATCCGATGGCGTCGAACACGGGTTTGATCACGGCGTCGTAGAACCATTGCGCCAGACTGGCTATCGTCCGAAACGCGGCGACGTGCAGCGCCACGAAGGGCTCCATGACGGTGCGCCACAACCACGTTGCGACCGCCGCGATACCCTCGAACGCCGGACGAATTCCGTTCTGCCACAACCAGAGCGCCAGAGCCGACAGGAGGTTGAACGCGATCACGATCGGTGCGACGAACAACGTCGTGATGACGACCGCGACTAGCCGCGTGGCGTCGAACATGAAACCGAAGAACGGCTCAAGGACGTTGTGCCACAACCAAGATGCTGCTGCGCCGATGGCTTCGGCGGCTGGCACGATCGCGTTCTGCCAGAGCCACACGGCCGCGTCGCCTACCGCCTTGACGGCGGTGACGATCGCCGTGAACGCGGGCTTGATGTGCTGGTCCCAGGCGGTCATGACTGCGGCGCGGATGCTGGCCCAGGCGTTGATGAAGAAGTTGCGGAAACCCTCATTGTTGTTCCACAGATAGATAATCGCTGCGATGAGGGCGCCGATTGCCGCAACGATGATGCCTACCGGGTTGGCCGTCATCGCGATGTTGAGCGCGATTTGCCCTGCGGCCCAAGCCTTGTAGAACCCGATGATCCACCTGATGCCGTTGAAGAACGCCACGGCGCCGTTGAACAACAGCAGTGCCGCGTATCCGCCAAGCCATGCGGCGGCAAGGGTTCCGGCGGCGGGTGCTAGTTCCCGGACCAGAGACACGATCGGCGGCAGGATGCTGACCGCCAGCGATACGAGGTCCGGAATCAGCGGCGCAAGACTGATCGCGACGTCCGAGAACGCCCGCGCCACAGGGGGAATCTGCGGTCCGAGCTTGATGATCCCGTCTAGCACCGCGCCGCCCACTGAGCGCAACCCCGGCAAGAGGGCCTGAACCGTGTCGTGCACGGTACGGAAGAACGTCGAGAGAGCCTCTTGTCCTTGGGCGCTTTGCAGCATCGCGACAACGCTTCCGGTCACCGCGTTCAGCGTGTCGAGGAACGAGCCGCCTTCGCGGTTCGCTGCGCCCAACACGGTGCTGATGATGGCGCTGATGTTGCCGAACAACTCGCCAAGGTCGCGGAGTGCTTGCATTCCGGCGTTGATCCACTGCTCGATCTGGCCGGTTTCGCGGGCGTTGCTGATGAACGCGGCGAACCCGACGGCGCTGCCTTCGAGCCCGGAAGTCATACGCGCCAACGCTTCGCCGCCCACAACGGACATGTCCAGGAACGCCGCCGCTAGTGGCGCGACGGCGCCCCGGACGTTGTGCACCTGCTGCTCGGTCAGGTTCAGGATGGACGTGACGTCACGAACCGTGTTGCCCTGGACCGCGAAGCTGACCAGGCTCTGACGCGCGAGGCCGAACTCTCCCGACACGTCGGCAAGTTCCTTGCGCAGCACGGGAATGTAGGTCTGTCCGAGTGCCTTGACGTCGTCCGAAGCTCCGGCAAAGAGCCGGTCTTGCACGACGTTGCGCAGCCCGATCAACTCCGGCCGGAGCGCCCGCACCTCGACCGCGAAGCCCCGCGCGTTGGTGCTCAGTTCCTTGATCTTCTCGGCGAACTTCTCGGCGTCGTCCCATTCCTTCAGGGCGGCGCCGACGCCGCTCAACCCGAGCTTGAGCGTGCCCGCCGCGACGCCACCGGCGACAAGCGCACCCGGCAGTATGAGCGCTGCGCCGCTGGCTTGAGCGAAGATGCCAGCGATGCCAGCGATAGCGGGCAGCGAGGACCCGATAGCGGCGATGCCCGCCGCTGACGCGTACGCCGCCGCACTGAACTTCGCCATCGACTTCGAGCCGGAGTCAATGCGCTTCGTGTCCACCTTGGACATTGAGCGCACCATGTTGGCGATCGCGCTTTCGGTCCGCGCGGTCTCCTCGGTCTGGCGGCGCTGCGATTCGGTCAGGTGCGCGGTTGCCTGGTCGTGCTCTGCGACCGCGCGGGTAGCGCCGCGTTCAGCGGCCGTGTGCGCGCGGGTGGCGGCGGACAGACGTTCTTGTGCCGTAATGACTTGGGCGCTGGTTTCGGTGTACTTCTTGCGGGCGTCGGTGAGCTTCGCTTCGGCGACGGTGACTCGACCGGCGGCGTCTGCCACCTTGTCGTGTGCTTTGGTCATGTCGTCGGCGGCGTCCTTGACACGGTCCTTCGCGTCTTCGACACCGGCGGCCAGCGCTTCACCGGCCGCCTTACCGGCGTCCTTGGCTACGCGTTCAAGCTGGGTAGCCATTGCCTGCCCGGCGCGACGACTCCCGCCAATGGCCTGTTTAGCAAGCTCGGCACCGAATCCGACCAGCGACGGGAGTACGTCGATCCAGACGGCGTTTCCACCACGGGCAGGCATGCGACGTCACCCCCTACCGCGCAGGTTTGAGACTGTCCAGGTAGGACACGACTTCGGACGCGGGCATACGGCCGCGACTCCCAGTGCGGTTGCGGCTCTTATCGGGACGCGGCAACGCTTTTGGTCGCGACGCTTTGCCGCCGAGCGCACGGACGATGCCCGCTGCCGCTTCGGCGACACGGTCAGCGGTGATCGCCGCGAGGTAGGTGTCGTCTGTCCACGCGTGGCCCTTGACTGCACGGGCTCGCGCACCGTTTGGCGGTAGGTGCTCGATGAGAACACGTAGACGCCGCAACGTGATTCGACCGCGCCAGTAGTCGCCGATGGGATCGCCGCCGTAGGTGGCGGCTAGGTCCGCTTCGGTTGCCTCCGCTGTGCCCGCGAGGAGACTGGCGGCCGTGTAGGGCGTCCGTCACGGTCTTCGTCGTAGGCTTCCCGGCGAATCTGGTCCATGAGGATCGCGAGATACGACGAACGTCCGCCCGCCTCAACGAACTTGTCGTATTCGTCGCCGAGTACGTATTGCCCGAACTCGATGTCGCCGCTGATGTCGGCGAGTCCGCTCTTCCACTCGTCGTCTGCGAGCAGCGGGTGAGGGAACGAGAATTCGGTACCGGCAAAGGTAAAGGTGACGTTGTCGCCGCCGACGGCTTCGCGCCGCTGATCAACGATCGCGTCAAGGTCGTATGTGGACACTGCGGTGTACTCCGTTGCGGGTGGTGTACGGGCGGGTTGAGGGGTGGGACCGCCGACACGTCACCCACCCATGGGCGTATCGGCGGTCCCGGATCAGTCGAGGGGGTTTTCCCTTACGCGGGAACCCATCCCTCCTTGAAGAGACGCTTCACGCTGATGCCGTCGCTGCCGGGGTACGCGGTGATCGTGACCTCGTAGCCGATCAGGGTGTCGCTCTTGTAGTTGATGTCGCCGCGTTCGGTGACTTCAGCCATGGGCAGGATGATCCGGCGGTGATAGGTGCCGTCGATGACGTCGATGCCGTACGCGCGCGTGTCGCGGTCGGGCTTTCCTTGCTGGTTAAAGGAAACGATCTCGTTGGGCGCGGTGCCGGTAACGGTCATGTCCGCTTCGGGAACCCGGTAGAACAGGGACACCGTTGCGGCCTTGGACTCCCACAGGGTTGCGGAGAACGTCTGAACGGACGACGTGATCTCGGTCCTGATTGGAGTCGCGGACTGCCACGGCGTGAAGTCCTGGCGGTCTTCGTCGGTGGATTCGGTGACTCCGTCGTCGCTGATGTAGCCGAGGTCCACCCATCCGGCGCCCCAAGCGTCCAGATTGGTCGGTACGGTCGTGCCGAGTGGTGCGACGTAAAGAGCGCCCGTCACACCCAGACGCGCAAGTTCCGCGTTGGTAGCCACAGATTTTCTCCTTGCATGACAAGCAACCCGCGCGGCGGGCGGGTTGCTGGGATGTGACGGTTAGTGCGCTGGCCTGATCACGAGGCCGTATGTCGCGCCGTAGCGGCGGACGTTGGCGTTGAAGTCCGGGCGCCGTTCCGGTCCTAGTTCCTCGACTACCTGCGCGACAACGGTTCCGTCTGTCTGCACACCGGGAAGCGTTGCGAGCAAAGCCTCAACGTCGCGGCACAGATCAGACGCTTGTTCGCGGGTGGCGGCGAACACATCCACGTCGAATCGTGGACGGCCGGTCAGCCATCGGTTTCCGTTCCATCCGCGCGAGTCGACTTGTCCGGGTAGCCCGGTGATCTGCACGACCGGGAGTACGTCTTCGAGGTTCGGGGGCAGGTCCGCGAGAACCGTGGTCGGCGCGAGTTGCGCGGACAGCCACGCGATGAGGACGGCTTCGGTGTCCGGGTAGGCGCCCGGTGCTGTCATGGCTTACGGCTCAACGATTCCAGCGGGCGGCGACGTCACCGGCGACGCGTCCGGCTGTGCCGGTTCGGTTGCTGGCTCGGGGTCGGCGTAGCGCGCACGTCCTTCACGGACAGCAATCTGCGCGGCCTCGTCGTCCATGTCGACGGTGGTGCCGATGCGGTCGTTGTCCGCGTCAAACGCGATGATCATTCGCGGCATGCGAGGGTTTCCCTTACGTGAGTGGACATTCAGGCGCGGAACCCGGCGGCACGTCCGAGCGCCCGCGTGCGCTTGCGTGTCGCGGTGCCCCATTCGCTGTCGTCGTAGTTGCTCGACACCACGCGCGAGAACGTGCGGCCCTTCGGACGGGTGCCGTCCTCGACCGTGATGTCCGTGTCTGCGTCGTCTTGCTGCGCAAGGCTTCGCGCGGTTGCGGCGAGTGTGCGCGCAGTGCGGGCAAGTTCAGCGCGCACGTTCGGCATCGCGACGACAGCGCGGAAAAGGTCATCGGTGACGCGCACCTTCACGCGCACCTGGACACGGCGGGCCATGGGCGTTCACCCCCGGACGCGCTGTAGGTCAAACTCGACGTGATGCACTGCGCCGGTACGGATCGGGTGCGGCCAGCGGGCGACTTCGCCGACGACTTCGCACACGGTGCCGTTCTCCAGCTCGACACGGTCGGTCGCGTGTATGTCGACGTCGATGCCTGCACGCGTGTACACGCGCCATCCGGTGATCGTCTGCGTACGCGGCTCGGTCGTGGTCTCAGTGGTGATGGTCGGCTGCACGGACACGCCGGTGACTGGCGTGCGGGTGGCTTGCTCCCAGTCGAGCCGCTGAGAGTTGTACCGGTCGGTGATCCACGCGGGCCGCACGATCGTGATGCTGCTGGTGTACATCATCGTCACGGGCGCTCACCCCGGTTGAGCCTGTACGTCTCGACAGCCGCCGACCATGCTTCGGTCGCACCACTGACCGCGCCACCGAACCGGGTCGCGTAGCTCACCGACATGCCGCCGACAGACAGCGTGGACAGCCCCGGCTCGGTGTTGAGCGCGATGTGCGCCGCCGTCGCGACCGCGTCAGCCACCATGCCCGGCACGGGGTCGTATCCGTGCGACCAGATGACCCGCACGTTGCGCCGGGCGCGGGGCCAGCCGCTTTCGCGCTCTAGGAGCCCGTCTGCGGACCAGGCGTACTCGTCGGCGGTGAGGGCTACCCCGGCGACTTCTACGAGGCTCACGGCCGTCACAGGGGCAGCAGGGAGCAGCAGGGTCGCGGTGCCGTTGCCGTCGAGTACGGACTCGTCTGCCTCGACCAGCCGCACCGGGTGCCGGACGGCACCGGCGAACCGGCGGGACGCTGCCAGCAGCGCGGCGCGTAGCCGCGCGTCGTCGACGGCCAGCCCGGTCAGCGCGGCCAGTTCGGCAGGGTCAGCGAGGAACTCGGCATCAACGGGCGCGCTCACCGGGCACCCCCTCGATCACTTGTTGTCGTCGGCGGCACGCGCGCGGTTCGGGACGTTCGTCCGTGCTTTGCGCTTGCGCGGTTCGGGCTGCTCTGGTTCTGGCTCTGGTTCCGGCTCTGGCGCACTGTCCACTAGGGCCGCGCCGAGACGGGCCGCGTCGGTGTCGTCGAGTCGCATTCGGGTCTCGTACCCGTTGACCGTGACGGTGTAGAGCCGCAGTTCGGAGGGCATTCGGGTCTCCACAATGGGAATGTCCACGGGGGTGACGTCGCCGCCCTGCCCGCACGCGGCATGTGCTGTGCCACATACAGAGCAGCGCGGCGACGTCTCCTGATACGTCACGACGATGCGATCAGGCCAGCGGTCCGCAGGGACGCAAGCAACGCGTTCACGGTGGTACGCAACGCGTTCACGTCCGCTAGCAGCGCGTCGTACTCGTCGTCGGTCGGGGCGGCACCGGCGGCGGCGGCCGCCGTCGCCGCCGCTGCGTTCGCCACGTGCGCGGCGCGCTTCGCTGCACGGGCTGCACCGGCGGCGGGGTCAAGGTAGGCCATGAGAATCCCCTTACGCCGTGAGGTCGATCTCGACGAACGCACTCGGCTGGATGACGCCGAACGCGGCGCGCATCTCGGCCAGGATCGCGACGAGGTTCTGCACGAAGAACGACGCGTGCGAGTCGCTCATGGTGATGGCGGACTGTTCGCGGTCCCAGATGATCGCCTTGCGGAAGTCACCCACCCAGCCGGTACCGGCGGCAACAGCTTCGGACTCGATCACCGGCAGGTCCCACAGCGGTGCGGTGCCGAGCGCGCCGCCGACCGTCCCCATAGGACCGCCACGGTAGAACCGGGCTTCGTTGTCCTGTAGGAGATCCATGGTCTCCACGTCGGTGGGGTTGAGCAGGTACGCGGTGGGGACGGACCGGCCGACGGTGCGAACCTTCGTCTTCGCCTTACGCGTGGTCGTAAAGATGTTGCTGTCCCACGCCTGAGACTGGGTGCCGCTGACGGTGGTCAGACCCTCGAAGTTCTCGCCGGTTCCGTCACCGGAAACGATCTGGTCTTCGAGTTCCTCTTCGAGGCCATACTCCAAAAAGGAGTCGATCAGAGTGCGAACCTGTGCAGCGTCAGACAAAGCACGCTTCGTCGCGGGAATCCAGTGCGCGATCGTCTTGACCGGGGTCGTGACCTTCGCAGTGGTGAGCGCAGATTCCGGCTTCGTGCCGTTAGAGGTCGTGGTCGCTTCGGCCACGGGCACAGCGGCGTTCGTAAATCCGGTGACGCGCACATACTCGACGGTGTCGGACGTGGTGGTGCCGCCGGTGATCAAGTCCCGCAGCATCAGGGGGCGCTGGAAAATGTCGGCGCCGACCTGAAGACCCAGGTAGTCGTTGACGACGAACGCACCAGCGGACGTGTCGGACGCACCGGTGACCAGCGCCTTGGCGCCACGCTTCGGCGGCACCAGGTGCGTGAAGCCGGTCGGCCGGGACTGAACACGGTGCTGCTTCGTGAACTGTCCACCTGGGACAGACTCCAGAAGCGTCCGGTACTCGGCGGACTCGGTGTACAGCTGGCCGAGAGACTTCCGTCCATCCGGGACGATCAGCCCGTCCGGGCGCGCCTTGCTGCCACCCTGGTCCGGCTCGAAATCAATGCCGTCACCCAGGTCGCGCACAGCCTGGCGAACCTTGGCGTCGGACTTCGCGGTCGTCAGATCCTTCTTGAGCGCCTCGGCTTCCGCGTACTTCGCGGTCACGGCGGCGCGTTCCTCGTCGGTGAAGTCGCGGCCTTCCGCGTCTGCCTTGTCCGCCTGTGCGCGGATGTCCAGCAGCACGGTCTTGAGCCGCTCGGTCAGTTCCTCAACCTTGGTAGGCAAGGGTTCTCCTCAGTTCGTAGGCGTCACATGACGTCGAGCGAGATCAGCTCGGCGTCGGCGCGCAGACGTGCCGAGGCGGTTCCCGACCTGGCCTGAACGGGCTCCGGCGTGGCCACAGTGGACGGTTCCGGAGTTGGCTCAGACGCGGCAGGCTTGGCCTTGTCGTCGTCGTGCGTGTTGTTCTTCTGCGGGCTGACCGGCGGCGTCTGCACGCCGGGGTCATCGCCGGTGCTGGTCGTAGGCGGCTTTTCCTTGCGGCCCTTGACTTCGAGTAGTTCGGTGTTCTGGTTGACCCCGATCAGACAGGGGCCGACTTCGTACAGCTTGAGCGTGCGCAGCTCGTAGACGTCGTGGCCGTCGCGTTCTCCCCATCCGCCGTCGATGACGTCGAACGCGAACGAGAATTGCTTGACACGCCTACCTTTCAGCAGGCGGAACACCTTGCTGGTCTTGCTTTGCTTGTCCGCCAAGTCATCCGGGTCGAGCTGGGCTTTGACCCACAGCCCCTCTGGCCGTTCCTCGGCTTCCATGACGTAGCCGATGTGATAGTCGGGGTCGTGGCTTGCGTGTGCCCACAACACGGGGATCGGGTCGCCGGACGCTTGCCATTCCTTCAACGACTCGGCGAACGCGCCTGGCATCACCACGTCGCCGTAGGTGTCGACGTTGTTGAACGCGGACACGATCGCTTCGAACACGCCCTCTTCGGCGCCGTCTTGTTCCCCGGCGGCCTTGATCGTGACCGGGGCTGACTTGATGTACATCTAGGAGTCCTCCCCAGGTGGCGGAAGTTCGGGCGTGTTCGGGTAGCGGTCGAGTCGTTGCGCAGCAACAGCTTTCGGGGCGCTGTCACGCGGCGATGCTTGTCCGCCAACGAGAACGTTCAGCGGCGTCACCAGGCCGTCCCCGTCGGGGTGCTGGGCCAGGTTGAACAGGGCGCGGGTTTCGTTCGCGGTCATCCACGGGCGGCCGGTCGCGGTCGATGCGGCGAGCGCTTGTTCCTCGAACGATCCGCGCAGCTTCTCGCCGATGTTGAACTCGGGATACACGTCGGCGGCGTCCGGGATGTCCG